GAAGTTAATTGAAGGTTATACAATGTGTGTCAAATGGAAAAATAATAATGAAAGATAGAAAAAAAGTTTATATAGTAATGGACGATTATACTCCTGATGCTGGTTCAACAATCTATGGTGTTTATTCTACCAATGGACTTGCTGAGAAAGCAGTTGAAGAACTTGAGTCAGAAGACAATGAGTATGGTCGGAATATGAATGAAGAAGGAACAATCGACATCCGTTCCGAGTATTTAGATTTCTAGTATAATGACCAAAGTATATCTACTTGAATCATATGATGGAAAAGATTATCGCAATGGAAGACTCTTACTTGGCATCTATTCAACAGAAAGGAAGGCTATTGAGGCCAAAGAAAAAAATAAAGGTGTGTTTCCTAGAAGTAGAAGCTTTATACTTGAAGTCGAAATTGACAATGGTATTGAAGGAATCACCGGCAAAGAAGGTAGATTGTTGCCAGATAAATTCGTAATGATTAAAACTGGTGATGAATTATAAAAGAGGTGTCACATGGACGCACACAAGAAACACCAACGAGACAACTATGTTGACCGTTGGAAAAGATTAACAAAAGATATGGTTATCCCTAATGAAAGGAAACAACCAACACCAGAGAACCTTCGTTGGTTCCTTAGGTCTGGACATATTCGTAATATGAATCACAAGAATTATTACTTCGTAACGGAAATCGCGAGAGAACATTCATAACAAACTTGGAGAAAGAAATGAAATTTAGAATATCAAAAACCCGCAACAAAGCAAAAGGTTCTGTCGATGCGAATCAAATGTCCAACAAAGAATTGATTTCTTTTGTTGATAGTAAACAACCTAACAGGTTCCGTGCCAAAGCAAAGAAAGTGTTGGCGCAACGCGGCGTAACTATCTAATGTTTGAAGAACGTAGAAACACCTTGGTTGATCGCCTTCGCGGCATTTACCAAGTTGGTCCTATCGATGAGAACGGAAATGGTGAATTCGGCCAGCGCGGATTCTCAGACTTTATTCCTCCAATTTCATATGAGGCCGCCATACGTATTGAAGAACTTGAGAAAGAGAATAAAAGACTCAATGAAATAATTGATGACCTTGGGAGGCCATTTTAATGTTAGAACTATATGAACAAAACGGTGTAGTAGTCTCTATCAATGATTGTGATTTTGACTACAAGTATGTATCAAATAATATCAACTATGATAATGAAGTCGAGGCATTGTTATCAAAGAATGGTGTTAATGTAATGGTAGGAACAGGCAAGACCTATATTATTGGATAAGTAGTTTACTGTAGACCTCTCCCGGCTGAGCTACACCACCAACCCTGCTTCGGCAGGGTTTTTCGGTTTCAATGTCTTGACTTTCAAGGTCTGGTACCTTATAATGGACAAACGAAACTAATACTTAACGCCAGGAGAATCTATGAGTATATTGGAACAACTGATCAAAAATAGTACCATCAAAGAATCCGAGTTGCTAACTCATTCGTCATTTATGAAAACTACCGTGGTACGAACATCTGTACCGTTATTGAATGTTGCCCTTAGTGGTTCCCTTGACGGAGGTCTGTCATCTGGCTTAACATTCGTTGTAGGACCTTCCCGTCACTTTAAAACTGCATACGCGCTCATCATGGCAAAGGCCTATCTTGATGAAGTGAAAGACTCTGTTATTCTATTCTATGATTCAGAGTTTGGTGCATCTAAGGACTATTTTGATTCATTCGGTATCGACTCTGACCGAGTTATCCATGTTCCTATTATGAACATCGAAGAACTGAAACAGGACATTATGAAACAACTTGATAGTCTCAAGAAGAGTGATAATGTATTCATCTTCATTGACTCTATCGGTAACCTTGCATCTAAGAAAGAAGTTGATGATGCTCTTGAAGGAAAGTCCGTTGCCGATATGACCCGCGCAAAACAATTGAAGTCTCTATTCAGAATGGTGACTCCATATCTAACCAAGCTTGATATCCCAATGGTTGCTGTGAACCACTCATATCAAACGATTGAGATGTTCAGTAAACAGGTGATGTCTGGTGGTACTGGTGCAATGTACTCTGCCAATACTGTATTGATGGTAGGCAAGTCTCAACAGAAAGAAGGCAAAGAAATTGTTGGTTATAACTTTACAATCAATATCGAGAAGTCACGTTTCGTTAAAGAGAAATCAAAACTGCCTATCACCGTTACATATGAAGGCGGCATCTCTAAATGGTCTGGTCTATTAGATATTGCTACCGAAATGGGATTTGTGGAGAAACCAAAAGTTGGTTGGTATACAAGAATTATTCCTGATGCTGATGGAGTTGTTCAAGAGGACAAAAACTGGCGCGCAAAGGACACGAACACTCCCGATTTCTGGATGCCTATCTTAGAGAAGACAAACTTCACCAAGGCGATAGAAGAAAAATACAAGGTTGCACAAATCAAAATGTTGCAGGAGGATGACGATGAGTGATAAAATGAAACAAGTTGTTATTGCATTTGGTGATGACTTTGATGTTGTTATTACTAATGTGTCCTTCTCCGAGGAACCTGACGAAACTGGCCAGTACGCGGTTAATGCCGAATACGGACTAGTAGAGAGGGACAAATCTATTGCGATTGAAATCCCCGAAAATATTAAAGAAGAGGTCAGCGAGATTGTAACAAATTTCACAAACGGAATAATCTCTGAGTTAGAATCTATGACCAAGGAGAGTGTTATTGATTGATATAGATTTTGAAGATGTACTATTCAAGAATCTATTCGTTGATAGCGCCTATGTAAGAGATGTTCTACCGTATCTAAAGGATGAATATTACTCTGATGATCAATATAGGGTTATCTTTGAAGAATACAAAGGCTTCTTTGAAAAGTATAATGATGTACCTACAATAGAGTCTATCATTGTACAGGTAGGTGACCGTAAAAATATTACCGAAGATGAATACAAAGAAATAGTAACAAGACTCGATTCGTATAGAATCATTACGGAAGAAAAACCTAATTCAGAATGGTTAAGGGACGAAACGGAGAAATTCTGTTCTGAACGTGCCGTTCACAGGTCTGTTGAAACTGCTATCGCCATTATCAATGGTGAGAAGAAAGATATGGACAAAGGTGCCATACCTGAACTGCTACAAGATGCCTTGAGTGTTTCGTTTGATAGTTCTGTAGGTCACGACTATATCAATGATGCTGATGCGCGTTACGATTTGTTACACCTGAAAGAAGATAGATTGGCCACTGGTCTACACTATCTTGATAAGGTAACCCGTGGTGGTTTTGTTGACAAGACATTGAATGTTTTCATGGGCGGAGCCGGTTCTGGTAAGTCTGCCATTATGATTCATATCGGTAGTCAGTTGTATTTACAGGGCAAGAATGTTCTATACATCTCATTAGAGTTGGCCGAAGAAAGAATTGGTGAACGTATCGACGCCAATCTCTTAGAGGTCGACCTTAATAAACTACACGGCATCGATAGAGACAAGTATCTCAAACAGGTCGAAGATGTAAAAGAGAAGTGCGCTGGTCGATTGATGATTAAGGAATATCCTACCACATCGGCACATGTTGGTCACTTTAGACATCTTGTTAGAGAACTAAAGACCAAACAGAACTTTGTGCCTGATATTATCTTTATCGATTACCTTAATATTTGTTCTTCAAGTCGTGCAGCAAAAGGCGCAAACTCGTACACACTTGTTAAGAGTATCGCAGAAGAACTTCGTGGATTCGCAATTGAGAATAATTGTCCTATTGTTAGTGCTACACAGGTTAATCGTGGTGGACTAAATGCCTCTGATATGGAAATGTCTGATGTATCAGAATCAGCCGGTCTATTACATACTGTTGATACTTTCTTTGGTATGATTTCTACAGAAGAGCTACGCGAACAGGGCAAGGTGATGTTCAAACAGTTGAAGAACCGTTTCTATGATATATCCAGCACCAATAAGTTTATGTGTGGTGTTGATTTCAAACAGATGCGATTCTATGACCTTGATGATACTGCCGGTACGATGATGGGTGCCTCAACTACTGATGGGAAAACCATAGCGGATAAACCAACATTTGGTGCTGGACAGGAATTGATGTTCGGTGATAATAAGAAGGACGGAAATCCTTTTGATGACTTTATAGTTTAGGAGATATTATGACACTATATGATATGTTTAAAAAACAGATTAATCAACTCCACACGGTTCCGGTCGTGGCATTTTATTTGTTACGACCTAATGAGGCCGAACAGGAGTTCACATCCGAGGAACCAGGATTCAATCCGGCGTTTCATATGGAGAAACTTGTTATACCTATGACCAAAAGAGCAAAGATCGCATTTCATAGAGATTACAAGTTTACTGGTTTCGGAAAAACATCTTTTCCAGAGTTTGAACGAAGAATGTCTTGATAAATACGTTCGCTTACTATATAATGGTATAAATTGATTATGGGAAATATTATGAGTTCACAAGATTTATTCGGCGAAGACCTTGCCGTTGAGAAAGAGAGTACAGTAGGAAAGTTCAAACGTCCGGACAAAGAACCGGACCAACCAGAAAAACCACAGGCGTTATTCGAATCTGATAGAAAAGAAGGCGAGATGTTGATTCTCCCTAAGGATAAGGCAATTGCCTGTTATAAACTTCTTATTGACTACTACTCAAACTTTCACGACATTGAATCATATCAGAGATTCCGTAAACTTGAGATGTTGATGAAGACCGGTTCTTCACAGTCTATCGATGGTACGGAATGGTATGACGATATTCTGTTTAATGACTATGATATGCGTCCAGATGATATGGAAATCCGCGTGGAAGAACTCTCCTCAAGAGATTTCTATGAACAGATACAAGTAGTGTCCTCTATGGCGATTGTACCGTCACCGGGTCGTACCTTGCACCTACGCGCTGTTGAGGCGAACACAGGCAAGACACTTGGATTTATGAAGTTGGGTTCACCTACTCTCAATATGAAACCTCGTAATGTGATGATGGATAGAATCGTTGAACCCGAAGAATTGAATCGCACGTTCTATAACGGTATCATTCTTGTACCTGTACAACCATTCGGTTATAATGCCCTTGGTGGTAAACTGATGGCGTTAATCGCTGCTTCAACTGATGTACGTGATATGTTCAATAAGAAATATGGTACTGACATTCAGACATTTGAAACAACCAGCTTATATGGATCAATCAAACAGTCTTCACAGTATGACGGTCTGAAACCTATGATTCGCCGTTGTAAGGCACAAACAGATTCAAATCTTATGATGTACCCATCCGATGAAGTTCTCGGAAAGATGGCGTTAATCTTCAAGAGCGAGAATAATGGTCAACACGCCGTAGAGGCAAATAGTGGTTCTGTCAAGTTGAAACGAATGAACGGTATGTTCTCGCGTCTATATGCTTCTCTAAAGGTACATGATATGGAGAAACACGACCACTTGAAAGAGTTCCTTGCTGTGAAGAAGGAGATTACTACCAAAAAGAATTACTATTACTGCAACAACATTAATAAGAGCGTTGAAGAAATGGTTGTTTGGTGGAAACGCAAGGCACAAAGACGATATGACAATCTTGCAGCCGATGATAGAATTCGTACAGAACTTGAGATTTGGGATCTAGATACGGTTCTTGGTGACAAAATTCAGATGATAAGGTAATACTATGAAAGATATAATGAACAGAGATGATGTGTATGAGATGTGCAAACAGATATCGGAATACACATCACAAGAGAATGATGAATTTCAAGAGGTTACCGACTACCTGATTCGTATTGCTGAAAGTTATCCTGACTATATGGAAGATGAGACCTATAACCAAATCTTGAAAGAACTACAGGCCAAACTGAAATACTACCAATTGAATACAAAATGGGTCGAGGAAGAACAGAAAGTTGTTATAACAAGAGTTACCGACGGAACTATCATTAGCGAAAGAGTACATAAAGAACGGTACCTAGAACACACTGATTACTAATATGGTAGATAAACTAATATTGTCCGAACGTAACACACTTAGGTGTTATGATATATTAATGGATGCTTACGCTGATATTACTGATATAGAACAATACCAAAGAATTAGAAAAGGAATCAAGTTATTAGATATGGAATCCTATGACATTTTTGGTAATCACATGTATTCTGATATATATTTTAATGATTATGATATGTCTCCAATGGATATGGACATTAGATTAGAGTATACACCAGAGAACAGAGAGTATTATAATCAGTTACAATACGTTTCGTCGTTTGTCGTCGGGCCCACTCCGGGTCGGTCATTGTGTGTTAAGGTGTGGGAGAACAACACGAAAAAGTTATTAGGTTTTATTAAGATGTCTTCCCCGACAATCAATATGAAACCTCGTAACACGATGTTGGATTATGTCATAAAACCAGAAGAATTGAACCGTACCTTCTATAATGGCATCGTAATCGTGCCGGTTCAACCGTTTGGTTTTAACTATCTCGGCGGCAAACTACTTGCACTAATAGCGGCATCTACAGACATAAGAGACCGTTTCAACAACAAGTATGACACTGATATACAATACTTCGAAACGACCAGTCTATATGGTTCCATTAAACAGTCTTCTCAATACGATGGACTTAAACCCATTATAAAGAGGTCTAAGGTAAGAACTGATTCAAACCTGATGATGTACCCTTCTGATGATGTTATCAAAAAGTTAACAATTATCATCAAATCCGAGAATGAAGGTAATCATGTTGTCAACATAACGGTCAACTCAAGTTCAGTAAAGACAAAGAGATTTAATGGCCTTATCAGGACAATAAAGAATTCATTAAAACATCATGATATAGATAAATACCATGAATTCTCTAATATGATAAAAACGAAGTCTAATATAACAACCAAGAAGAATTACTATTACTGTAACAATATCAGTAAATCTAGCGAAGAGATGATATCGATATGGAAAAAGAAATCTGTAAAGCGTTGGGAAAAACTTCGTTCTGAGGATAGATTAAAAAAGGACCTTGAAGTATGGTCTTTGGATAATATACATACAGACGACATACAAATGATAAGGTAGATAAATGAAAACAACAAAAGAATTCCTTAACGAGGCCGTTAAGCGCGCTGATAAAAAAGATATACCAAAGATTATTTTTAATCTAATCAAAAAGATTAAGAAAACAAATGACTCACATGAATTATCTGTTGCTCTTGAGGATGGTGAGTGGGGAGAAGCTACGGATATTGTTTATGACCATGCATCTAAAAAGGAAATGCAGGCGTTTGATGATTGGATTGATGATATGCCAAGAGGTATAGAACCTATGGATTACTGGGATTTCATTAGATAAACATAAATAGTCTTATGCCTAATAAGACACAAGAAAAAGAAGGGTTCTTGGCCAAGGTCAAAGAAAACCCAGTAAAAACTATACTAACAACTGCTGCGGTGATAGGAGCTCTCTTTACCATTTTAGGTTTTGGTAGTAAAATGATTACAGCTGTTGATTCTGTGTTGGTGACTCATAAAGACCTGTCCGCAATGGAAACACGCATCACCGAGAGGTTCGAAAAAGAGGCGGTGACTATTCGTACCACATATATAGAAGACCTCACTTCACAAATCTCAAAGTTGAACACCCTTTTAGGTAGTGCAGATACCATTGGTGAGGTAGAATTGTATAAACTACAAATACAAACACTAAATAAAAGGATAGAACGACTACAAGGCGACCATTAATCATGAAATATATTGCAATATTCATCTTATTATTTACCTCATACACATCCTCTGCTGGAGAGATGAAGGAACTGGTTCGTAACGCGCCACTGAGCCGAGAATTATGTGATAGAAAAATTGACTATTATGACGAACAGGTATACAACTATGAGATTATTGACCCAGAATACCGTACAGAAGTAGAAGAATATAAACTACAACACTTCAAAGAAGAACTTAGAAGAGCGTTGTATGAGTGTAGACCGAGTTGGTAAACGGTAAGATAACATAAATAACTATATTAGGAAGGTACTCAGGGGTTGCCACCACCCCGATGCCTTTATTCATTTATAGGAGTTGTGTGTGCTTAGATTCAAAGAATACAATGAAACCCATACCTTATCAGAAGGCGGTGGTTTCGGTCACCTTTCGCATCCATATGATATTGATTTCACATTCAACGAAATCAAAGGCATCATTGTAAGAGCATTTCAAGGTAGACTTGAACAAGTCACAGAGAAAACCGATGGCCAAAACCTGATGTTCTCTTGGAAAAACAATAAGTTAATCGCCTCTCGTAATAAGGGTCATCAAAAGAACTTTGGTGAGAACGCACTGGATAAAGCAGGAATTGTTGCCAAGTTCTCCGGTCGTGGTGCATTACTTACAGCATACTCTGATGTGATGAATGAACTATCACATGCAATGTCACAACTTAGTCCGGCCGACAAAGAATATTTCTTCAATGAAGGTCACAAGTGGATTTCTATTGAGGTTATGGTACCAGAGAATGAGAACATCGTACACTACGGTGTATCAGAGATTCGTTTCCACGGCACTATCGAACTGGACGAAGACGGCAACCCTATTTCTAAGTTGAACCAATCAGACGGCAGATATCTTGAGAAGATTCTACGTGGTAAAGGTCTGGACAAAGGAAAGCGTTTCGAAATGAAAGGTCTATCTAAGGTCAAAGTTGGTGCAATGAAAGACCACAAGAAACGTACAGACAAGTACCTTGTCAAACTCAATAAGATTATGAAGTCTCAAGGTGTAAAGAATTCAGATAAACTTTCTACATATAAACGAAACTACATAATCAACAACGTGATCAAGAAGACATCGTTGCCTGATGATGTACATACCTCATTGGTTAACAGATGGGCGCATGGCGACAAGTCTGTGACCATCACTAGTATCTATAAACTGGTACCAGAGTTGAAGTCTTGGATTCAAAAGATTGACAAGTCTATGCAGAAGGTATGGAAAGAGATGATGCACCCTATCGAGAATGTATTTCTTGGTGTTGGTACAGAGTTGATGAAGACCATCTCTTCAATGATGACCGTTAATCCTGATAAGTCTATGCAGAAGATTGCTGACAATATGTGGAATTCGGTTAACAAGATTAAGGCCTCGGATAACGAAGGTCTGAAAAAGACGCTTGATGCACAACTAAAGAAATTAGATGCTCTTGGTGGAATAAAGAATCTTATGCCTACAGAAGGCATTACATTCTTCTACAAAGGCGAACTACTCAAATTCACTGGTGTATTCGCGCCTGTTAACCAAATAACAAATCTGGTCTGGAGACTATAATGAAAACAGTAAAACAACTCTTGAACGAATCCATAAAGAAAGATGTAAAATGGTTTGAGTCAAATGTATTTGATACAGATGTTGTTGAGTATGTTCGACAAGTGAAGGGAGATATATACTTGGTAGGTGCCAAGGCCGAGAACGGAAATCATTACAATATTTGGACAGTATATTTGGATATGAAAACTGGTGAACATGATTTTGAACCTGCTTTCAAAGACAAAGTTAAACGCCAAGATGTTAAAAAATTCATTGATAAGAACATTAAAAAAGTTGGTAAATAATGAAAGGTTTCAAAGAATATATTAACGAAGCAGCATCTCCTGGTATACAGATGGAGAATGCCATTATCGCGGTATGGAATGGTCAAGAGATTCCTAGTGATATAACAGATAAACGTATCACACAAGAGAACGTTGAAAAGATTGTTGCTGAGTTGAAGAGTAAAGGCGAGTCAGGCAAAGCCTCTTCTCTTGGCGCCTCCACTATGCCTGTTACTAAAGAGTGGTCAACATACTGGCCAGAAGGTAAGGTTCCAGGCGGCACAAAGACTCCTAAGACTGATATCGTCATCGGCTCGGATAAGATATCTCTCAAGACGGGACAAGCAGCACAATTAATGTCAGGTGGTCGTAATGAGGCCCGCGCAACATTCTACGCCGCTGCGAATCAATTAAAGGGTGTCGATAAGAAAGTTTCTGATACCTTGAGAAAAGGATTTGACCAGTTGTCTCCAGCAGGAGTAACAAAAGGGAATCTACGCGCAGCAATAAAAAGCGGCAAAGACGAACTTGTTAAACAGGCCGATGCTGTACATAAAGACCTGATGAGAGAGTTGACCAAGGTTTTCTCAACCAACCAATCGTTCAGAGATGCATTTGCGTATGAAGCAATGTCAGGAGATGTTAAGTTTGGTGGCAACGATGGTGCTTGTTCAAGTTTCCTTGTTGTAACATGGGATGGTTCAAAGATTCATCACGTACCTGTTAATGATAAGGCATACGTTTCATCTATCGCAAAGAAGATGAAGGTGTCTGTACGCTTCAAGTCTGGTTCAGAGAAGAAAGTTATTGATGGAAAGAAACAGAAGACAGGGAACTACCGTTACTGGTCTGTTGTAGGTCTTATTGTGGATAAACTCCAAGAAGATATCGATGATATTCCAGAGTATGCATTAACAGAAGGCGTAATCGCAGATATATTCAACAAGGCAAAATCATTCATTAAGTCCATTATAATGAAGATTATATCTTGGGTAAAGAAAAGTTACAAGAACCTTATGGACTTTCTACAAGTAGAACCTTTAGTTTCTTTCGATAACAATATTAAGTTCTAATTACTTAACCAGTTTGCGTAGTTTGTCCCATTCAGAATGAAGTTTCTTAGGGACAAGCTTTTCAAATGTCTCTCTGTCATCACTCTTAATAGCGTTACGAACATCTGTAGCTGATGTAATTCTAGGCGTTTCCTTATACTTAACTTCCATTTGTTGCCAGTCATCAAGTTTCTTATTCGCTGAATCAATCTGTTTCTTATATGAACCAATGCGGTCGTTGCCTGCTAATACTAAATCAACATCAAGTCCTTGGTCACGTAGTAATGAGATAGTGTCTGGAATGTAACCAGTTTTCGCCACAATGACCATCGCTCTAGGGTTGAGTTTGTGTATCAACTTGGTCTGATACTTCGCGTCCAGTGGATTCCTTGACTTGTCCTTTGAAGACTCCTTTCCTTTTACAAGAACAACGACTGGATTCTTCATCATCTTAATGATTGCATCGTGTCCCTTATGGATAGGTTGCATACGACCCAAGAATAGTTGTACTTTCTTATCGTCAATCTTTTCTGGAAAGTCTGACCAGTAATCTTCGTTCATCTCTTCGCCTATCATTTTCTTAAATATTCCTGTAATGTAATCATATTCGTCTTTGTGACCTGCCTCTGCAGCAAGTTTTCTTGCTTTGAACCACAACTCTTCTGTTCTGTCCACAGTTACGTTGTGTTTATCCGCCATTTTATATATGTATGAATCGGGCATTATCTAATCTTCACCTCTACAATTCCGTTATGTTTGCTATTGTACAACACACTACCTTTTGGCAAGTAACCAATAGCACCCAAGTTGTATGTGATTGCTTCTATCATCTCGCTATAGTTCTTAACAATAATAGTATCAGCTGACTTGTATCTACGTTCAGCGTACTTCATATAGGACTTCCAAGGATACAGAATGGTATCTTTTACAAAATTCTTGTGTTCCCTAGAGTGTATGTCGAACATTACAACCACAATACGACCTCCGTTCCAACTTTCTGTCTCATTAAAACTGAATATGTTATATAGTTCATATTGAGTGATGAATGAATTTGTATCTTTAGTAGGTACTGGTCCTACCAGTTCGTTCTGTTGTATGGAAAACTCGGCCTGTGTTATTGATGGTTTGCCAGCTAAACTTATCACAAAACATAAAGTTATTGCTTTTAATAAATTCATTCTCGATTCTCATTTGTCGATTCTTATTTTGTGTATTTATTTAGCTTTTAACTTCTTTTCGATTCTTTGTAGTCTAACAGTAACCTCTTTCTTATATCTAAGAAGTTCTTTATAGTTAGCTCTCACAGAGTCATTCATTCCTGCCATTGCCTGAGCAGATTCCTCAACCAACTCTCTGGAATCCTTCGCATCGTCGGCGGCCTCTTTTGTTATCTTTACCAAATCTGATAATCTATCATCAACTTTGATATTGATTATTTTTGATAATTCTTCGTCGTTCTTTTCTAAAGCTTTTTTGACAAGTTCTAATACCTTTTTGTCTTCTTTTCTTATTTCAACGATTGCTGTGTTATTTTCTTCAATCGCATCTAGTGCTCTTTTTGATTCTATGTATATATAGGATGTTGAGGACACCAAGGCGAGAAAGATACTGGCCAGAGACCATATAGATTTAACAAGACGATTTATTTTCACAACATCTTTGGTTGATACGCTATCTCCTTTTGAGACCGCAACGAGTTCATCTTCTAATACTTTAATTTGCTTTTGCAAGTCATTGAAAATATTTTGTTGATTGTTGTCGTTCGCTTTATCGTTTTTATTAAGTTCCGTCATTAGAAAGTGCCGTCTTCTCAAGTGATTTTATTCTTTCTTCTAGTTCCTTGATTCGACTTATTCTTCCATCGTATAGTAATTTACTATTTTTTAATTTCGTTGAGCTGTGTTCAACTATCTTAATTTTATTTTGAAGTTCTATTTTCATTGAACCGTGGTCAGTTCTGAAATTTTCAATATATTCCATGGCTATTTCGTTGTCTTCTCTGAGACTAATGTAATCCACAAGGAATATGTAACAACTTGCAATCATCAGAGCGCTAATGCCTATCTCTGATAGTAAAATGGTCGTTTTAGGTTTTAGTATCATTATGCTCTACCGTTAACCCATTGATTCTGGTCTTTCAACTTCAATAGAAACTGTTTGCCGGGATTCTTTGCCGTCCATCTACGAATCAGATGTGATGATTCCGTATTGCCTAGTTTCTTTAACCAATGTTTACGATGTTCTTTGCCACCTTTGTAACATGCTGAGAAGGTGTCCTGACATACATCAAAGTAAGGCTTACCGAATGCCATGCCGTGAGGTTCAAACGAACCACCGGGTCCTCCTGAGACTCCTGCGACGGTTGTTGATGCTTCTTCTACCAATGATACGATACGTTTTAGTTTATCATATGTTGTTTTTGAAACCTCTTCTGGTTTCATCCTTGAGAAAGACTTTTTCAACATCTTCTTCATATTGGTACCAGTATGACTATTAATATTTTTAACAATCTTATCTACATTATCGCCCTTGTCGATATAATAAACAATATTGCCGATGACATTATCATCTACCCATTTCTTAAATGATCTCATTATGCTACCGTATAATCTTTGAATGTGTTTGAAATATCGGTTGTCAAAGAGGTCACCTTTGCCGCGATGGCCTTATCAACCTTCTTTGCGAGTGTCTTTAAGGTATCAATGACATTAACAACCTTCTGCTTGATATCATCACTGACCTTTCTTACATTCTTAATCGCAGCTGCAATATGCCAACCTGTAATCGCCTCAATCGCATGAATAGGACCAGTCAATGCGTGTAATGTTAATTGGTCAATCTTTAAAAGAACATCAATGATGTCCTCTTTGGTTATTTTCTTTGCTAGTAATTTCTTTAATTCTGCGACGGAAGCTTCATCACCTTTCGCTGCCTTCACAGCATGGTATAGAATCTTCGCCATATGGGTACCAGAAGCAGCAATGATTTGCATTAGGCCTCGTCCCTTCTTTACATGGAACCCAGCGGTCTTCAATGCGCCGGTTATATCAGGCATCTTAAATTCGTCCAGTGTTTCCTCTGTTAGGGTATCTACTCCCATCTTCTCAAATTCCATTAATTCAATAATGTTATTCAACTCCAGAGAGAATTCTTGGTGATTGCCAAAATCTTTAAACGACTTCATTTACTATTCCTATTAAATCTTATTATTATTTATCAAATTATGGTACGGATCTTGTCATACCATTCTTACATTATCTCTTGTGACGAATAATACGTCTTTACCAACCACATCTGTAACCTCGTAAACTGGGCATCCCATGATGATATCACAAGGGAATAACTCTTCCTTGACAATAAACATCTTCTCTGATAGATTATCTATGTATTTGCCTTGACAGAAAGGTTCTTTTGAGTTATCATCCTCATTCAGTTGTAAAACAATACCATTATCATCTAGGTATTCAAGTACAATATCAGTAACATCATGCCCGGCATCTTCTTTGAGAATCTTTAGTGCAACAATGAGTGAACCAACAGCAAATGAACCCATAGGAGCTCTCATGATGAGTTTCTTTACGTTTTTGATGACCCTGTCGAATAGAGATAGAGAATCTTTCTCTTCTTTGGTCTTTGGTTCTCTGAGTGTACGTCCTTTGTCGTCAATCAAACCAAGCTTGTATGCAGGCCATTTAGGAAACGGCGTGGCAAGAGCTTTTATGATTTTATATGCTGCGAGTGATTGAAGTAGACCCATTTTAGATATTCTCTTGACTAAAGTGTTTGATAATGTTATTATTTATTGTAAGTCCGAATTATGTCTATCAAATGATCATCATACTTGATGTTAGCTATATCTACCTCTGGAATATCCGCAGGACAGCATTCAAGATAAGTAAGCAGTGTCTTGAGCGCCGGATATGTAAAAGTGTCACAATAATAGAATAATATACGTCCAGCTTGTATTGAACCAAAGAGGTTCCTGAACGTAATGATGTGATTAAGTGTCAATTGTAACTTAATGTCACCAGTTTTAGAATACTTTCTCAACGATCTTTTGATTGAAGATAGAGTTTTGATATCCTGTGTGAATTCATCAAGGCCGTTACAAAACTTATTGTGATAGTTCTTCGCGGCATATATAAGATATGTGTTACTGTTTAATGGTTTTTCAAAATTATCGGAGTTAAACATGATATTAAAGTCTATTGGTGTTGATAAGGGTGTTATAACTAACACTGTTATTTGTGAGTGTGGAAACATTATCAAAACTGAGTCCCACCATGTAGTTAAGTGTAACAAATGTGGCCACACAAAATATATAGAACATCTTCATTTTAAATCCTCTGGGTTTCAAGATGGAGCGCGATTAAGCAATTACTCCAAACATAACTAATACTACTTGAATTTATTTATTACTACATTATGAGCGACATTTTCCTAGACACCCAGTATATACACAAGATTTCGCATAAACTGGAGAAGTTCCATAAGGTCAAGAAAGACGTATGGGCATTTCGATGCCCTATATGTGGGGACTCTAAGGATAAACTTGACGTAACTAGAGGCAACTTCCAAATATATAAAGGACAGGTGTTCTCTGGTTGTTATAGATGTAATGAATCTCTACCGTTTGGTGCCTTCCTAAAGAAGATTGACCATACACTATATAATGAATACGTCAAGGAGTCATTCGGAGCTCCAAAGAAAAGAGTAACAATAAAAGAAGACGATGATTCTGTATTCGCGAACCAGAAACCAACATTTGTGTCTCATGCCCTAGACTTCACATCTGATAAGACATACAATCATCTACTGGTAGACAACTTTGTTCGTAAAGTATCTGGACTTGATGATAATCACCCAGCAAAAATATATTGTCGTGAAAGAGGCCTTGAACCATATCTCGATAGACTATACTACACAAACAAGTTCAAAGATTACGCAAACTTCTGTAAACGTGGTTCCTTTGAATCAACAAAGTACGACACACCAAGACTGGTCATACCGTTCTTTGATAAGGAAGGTAAGATGTTCGCAATGCAAGGTCGTTCATTCAATCCTAAATCAAAAGCAAAGTATATCACTATCAAAATTGATGATGAGATGCCTAAAATCTACGGATTAGACACCGTGGACGAATCCAAACCAATCCTCCTTCTCGAAGGACCACTCAACTCTCTATTCGTGAACAATGCCATCGCTGCCACTGGTTCCAATCTGGAGTCGTATATGGATTTGTTCCCTGATGCCATCATGGTGTATGATAATGACGCCAGAAACACGGCAATCGTAGATAAAGTGAAAAAGTCTTTACAATCCGGCCATAAAGTAGTACTATGGAACAAGAAATTTAAGACTGGAGAAGATATCAATGATATTGTATTGAATCATCATTGGTCGCCAGAAAAAATAACAGAATATTTAATCTCTAATGCTTTCAGTGGTTTAATGGGATTATCTAAATTTAATCAGTGGAGAAAGGTTTAGTTGGGTATAAATAGAGAACGCGATTATGAGTTCTGGCAAGATGCTCATATTCATTATGACGAAGAAAATAACTGTTATGATTGTTATGACGAAGTTGGAGAATACTTAATGACCTGTGAAACTAGAACCGAAGCAAGAGCTCGACTAGACATTTATGAAGTAGGTCTGATAGAAAGAAACAACCCTAGTAACAATGGTTAATTGGCCGGACCTTACATTCCCGCCCATCAACCTATATAATGTACCATATATGAAGATAAGAGTAGAACCCAAAGACACCGTTGAAACTGAGAAGTATAAATGGTTCTCTCATAAGGAGTGTGAGTTCTATCCTTGTCACAATGTAAAAGAAGGACAAGAACAGAATTGTTTGATGTGTTACTGTCCTCTGGCATTTCTACAATGTCCAGGAAACTATGAAGTTATTGAATCTCCGATAGGAGTAAAAAGAAAAGATTGTTCACAATGTACCTTGACGCACGAATTGGGCGGATGGGAAGTTGTTCAAAATTGTTTAAAGAAACCCAAATATTGGAACCAAAAATAGGAGCCCGCATGGATTTACAACCAGCATCATTTGACATATACGATAAAAAGTATAGACTAAAAGACAAAGACGAAAACATTATCGATAAAGATATCGAAGCAACCTTTCTAAGAGTTGCAGCTGCATTAGCTTCCAACGAGAAGTCAAAGGACACCTGGCAAGAAGCATTTTTATATGCCTTGCGAAGCGGCGCGACACCGGCTGGGCGCATCATCTCAAACGCTGGTGCATCAAAATATAAACCAGCAACATCATTAATCAACTGTACAGTATCATCTACAATCGAAGACTCGATGCCAGGAATTCTCGAAGGTGTCAAACAAGCAGGCATTACACTCGCTGCGGGTTGTGGTATTGGATATGAATTCTCTGTGTTACGTCCAGGCGGCGCTCATGTTGGTGGTGTCGGCGCAACAACATCCGGTTCATTGTCGTTCATGGACATCTATGACAAGATGTGTTTCACTGTAAGTTCTGCCGGCGGCCGTAGAGGTGCTCAGATGGGAACATTTGATATCTCACATCCTGACGCAATCAACTTTATCAAGGCGAAACGCGAAGATGGTCGATTCAGACAATTCAACCTATCTCTATTGATCACCAAAGAGTTCATGGACGCCGTTAAAGATAACAAAGATTGGAACTTTGTATTCCCTGTACACAAGAAAGAATATGATGAGAACGATGCCTATGTTTGGAAAGAACCAAACTGGCCTGTTGTTGAAGGTGATGTTATACGAGATGAGAAAACTAATCTTGTAGCACACCGCATCTTTGACACAATGAAGGCTAAAGATGTGTGGGATATCATCATGCAATCTACATATGATTTTGCTGAACCTGGATTCATTCTGATTGATGAAGTGAACAAGATGAACAACAACTGGTTCTGTGAGAACATCCGCGCAACCAATCCATGCGGCGAACAACCTCTACCAGAAGACGGTTCTTGTCTACTTGGTTCTGTCAACTTGACAAGATTCATCAAAGACGCATTTACATCCCGCGCATCATTTGATTGGAAAGCATTTGAAGAGATTGTTGCTATCTTCACACGTATGCTAGACAACGTTGTAGAATTCAATGGTCTTCCTTTGAAGAGTCAACGACACGAAATCACACATAAACGCCGTCATGGTATGGGATATCTCGGACTCGGTTCAGCAATGAACATGATGGGTATGGCATATGGTGATGCTGCTTCTGTTAGATTCACCGAGAAAGTTTCTAAGATTATTGCCATGACTGGTTATAAGATTGGTCACGAACTTGCTATTGAGAAAGGTGCTGCGCCTATTATGGAAGAAGACTTTGTTCTTGACCATAAAATGCTTGAAGAGTATCAGACTCGCGGCGGTGATAAGAAAGTTAAGATTGGAGACAAACTAAAGGGTAAGGAACTATTCGTATTCTCTTACTATATGTTGAAGATTCGCAAGGCCAATCCTGAATTATGGGACAATATTCGTAAAGATGGTTGTCGTTTCACTCATCACTCATCAATTGCTCCTACAGGTACAATCGCGTTATCTATTAACAATAACTGTTCTAATGGAATCGAACCATCTTTTGCACATCACTACACCCGTAACATCATCAAACCTGGAAAGAAGACAAAGGAAAATGTTGATGTGTGGAGTTATGAAGCATTGCTGTATCGTCATACGTTTGGAGAATCTGTAGAACTTCCTGATACATGGGGAGAAACAGACAACATTTCTCCTAGACAGCACATCGCTGTACAGGCCGCTTCACAGAAATGGATTGATAGCTCTATTAGTAAGACTGTTAATATCCCAACCGATTTTAACTATGATGAATTTAAAGATATCTACATGGATGCTTATGACCAGAATCTAAAGGGTTGCACAACATTCAGATTCAATCCAGAAAACTTCCAAGGGGTATTGGTAAAGAAAGAAGACCTTGCGAATACAGGATATACATTTGTTATGGATGATGGCGAAGAACACACTTTCCAAGGTGATGACATCATTGAGTATGAAGGCGAAGAAACCACCGCGGCGAATCTATATGACGCCATCAAAGAAGGATACTACGGGAAACTATAACAATGCCAGAAATTAAAAAACTAAGTGGAAAGATTGTCTCTCTAAAAGTAAATGCAGACGAATCCAAACTAAGACCAGTGGAGGTGTTGCCTGAGGCAGCACCGGCCGAACGTGTAAAACCTGTACTAAAGGTTAGAGAAGAAAAACTACAGGGTTATACTTATAAGATTAAACCACCGGGTTCAGCATCAGCATATATCACCATCAATGATGATGTTGATGGAAATCCTTTTGAGATTTTTATTAACTCAAAGGACACGACTCACTTCCAGTGGACAACTGCTATCACTAGAGTTATCTCCGCTGTGATGCGTAAAGAGGATAAGGAAGATATCAAATTCCTTGTTGATGAACTCAAGTCAGTGGTCGACCCAAATGGAGGTTATTGGTCAAAAGGCAAATACATTAAGTCTATTGTCTCTGAAATTGGTATCACTTTAGAAGAACATCTAAGAGATACAGAGAAGAAAGAGGTTATATACCCACCTAACGCTGTGATGTGTCATGTATGTGGCGAGAAGTCACTTATTAAGAGTGATGGTTGTGAGGAATGTGTGAATGGTGAGTGTGACTACTCGAAGTGTAGTTAATGGCACTTCCTCCCGCATATAACGGTTGTACATGTTCTTGTCATTCGACAGAAGGTATAACCCATTTCTCTGCTTGTTGTTACCCAGAAAAGGAAAATAGTATGAAAACATTTGAAACATTTGAAGTCGTTGATGATATGTCAACTTGTATGAAGAGACCAATCGAGGTTCATGCAATGCAAGTTGAGGAACATTTTAGAGTTAACAGTCTTGAGGGCGATTACAAACAGGGCAAACCTGGAGATTATCTTATGAGAGGAATTGATGATGAACTATATATCTGTGATAAAGAAATCTTTGAAAAAACTTATCGCTGGATGTAATGGCGCAATGAAGATTAAGAGAGAATGTACTTGTTCTCTTAATAGAAAACATTGTCATTCTCGTATAGAGATTCTTAAGCATGGAAACATCGCTCTTGATTCTAATGAGTTGATACTATGTGGTAAGATTAAAGAACAACTTGAGGCTGCAGGAAAGATAATGGAGAAGAGTCTTGAATCTTGATAATGAAAAGATTCAAGATATGATGGACACATTGACCGTTTTGTTGGAGTATGGTTATATAACTGTTCCTAAAGAGGAAGAAGAGAAGATAAAAGGTCTAGTAGACTATTCTCACTTTCTTTTAGAACAAATCGATTTTGATGATGGATATTAATTATGAATAAAGAAGATTGGGACAATATGAAAGAAGACCGCCGACCTGCTAGAGGTTGGTGGGCGCCTGGAGGTTATTCAAACAAGTGTCTGCAATGTGGAGATTATTTTGTTGGCGATAAACGTGCTGGTCATTGTGCAGATTGTGCCTATGGTGATCAGGAATTAAGAGACGGTCTTCCTTGTGGTCATCCGGGATGTTTAAGTCATGTGACACATCCTTGTGAAGGATGTGGTAGGATTGCCGGTTGGATACCAAAGGAACTCGAATCGTGTCCTATGTGTGGTGCTAAAGGCGCAATAAAGACCACGATGAACGGAGGCGATATGGAATATTATGTTGCCTGTACAAGAGGTTGTGTGCATACAGGAAGTTATTACACAGAACAAGAAGCCAAAGATATTTGGAACAGGAGAAAATAATGGAATTTAAAGATTTTGCATGGGCGATTAAACAGATTAAAGCCGGCAAGAAAGTAACCAGTCGAGCGTGGAACGGAACTGGAATGTTTGTCTTCCTTGTCGATGGTTCCACTTTTAAGGTAAATAGAGCACCTCTATTGGGCATCTATCCTGCTGATACTGAGATTACATACAACGGTCATATCGATATGCGTACTGCTGATGGTTCTATTGTGCCTTGGACACCATCGCAACTTGATATGCTTTGGGATGAGTGGGAGATTGTAGAGTGAAACATTGTGTAGACGAAGATGAGGTAATGTTCGAATATAAGGGAGTAGAAGAACCGGACGAGAACATGATGCTGGCGATTCTCCTTATCGAGGAACATCTTGTTCCTCATGCGGTTAAAGATGATGAAACTGGTATTGTCACGACCGCCTTATATGTTAACACCAGTGATGTGTTCGCGTGGGGATATTCCAATTTTGATTGTGCTGACCTTGATGAGATGTTCGACCTATATAAACTCACAAGAGCGTCGAAGAAATGGGGTTCTATCAAGTGGATTTGTTATAAGGATAATCTACAGCCACAATATCCTATCGTTAGAGATATGAAACTTGATGATGCGTGGGACGAGAAGATGGAGAATCTTCCTAAGAACAAACATTGAAACGACTAATCTGTAAGTCTCTGGCGCCTAAGTGTGCCGATGATAAGAAGACAGCGGATACCTGTTGTTACATTAGATTAATATGGATGGGATTGGAACTTGTTGCCATTGTGGCAATTGTTGCCAATGCTGCTCATCAATGGTGATATTATGTTAAACCCAGAACAAGAAAAACTGGTCAAGAAACTTGAAGATTTCTATGTCAACGAAACCTATGAAGAGAAGGTTGCCAGATACAAACGACTTGGTGATGAGATTAGAAAGGCTCTTGAATATGAAAGGAAACATGCACCGGTTGAAATAAACCTAAGCACAGGACAGATACGATGAGAACATTAAAAGATAAAGAAATAAATGAAGCACTTGATATACTCCAAGAGGAGTGTGCTGAGGTGATTCAAGTTGCATCCAAGATTAAACGATTTGGTATAGATGACACTAATCCTGCTGATAAAGTGACCAATAGAGAAAATTTAGGAAAGGAAATGGCTGATTTGATGGCAATGATGGTCATTATCTCTGGCATTTATGAACTGGATGAGGATAAACTTTTCAGAGGAATAAACAATAAACTAACCAAATTGAAAGAGTGGAGCAATATACCACACGATGTACTTGACGCTATGATGGAGATAAACACAGAACAATGAGAGTATTGATTAACACATCTATTGGAGGGTTCGGTGTAACCAAAGAAGCCTTTGATAGACTCATCGAACTAGGTAATCCAGCTGCGATTGAAGAAATGGCCGTTATCAATGATATTATGTCTGATGGATCTCCGTTTGATTATTATTCATTATGTTACATTAAGCGGAACGACTCAGACCTAATGCGAGTTGTTGACGAACTTGGTATAGATAACATAAGTAGAAGGTGTGAGCTAAAGATTGTAGAGGTGCCGGACGATATAGACTGGTACATATTTGAAAACGAATGTGGTCAAGAAAGTGTCCACGAAGAACATAGAATTTGGTACTAGTAAATATGAAGACAGTAAAGGAATTCCTCACAGAGGAACAGAAAGGAACATACGCAGGTATTAGATTCTCATGGGATACTATAAAGGATTTGATATGGTTCATTAAGACACACAAGATTCCATCTACTATGGGTGTTGATGACTTTCATTCTACATTGTTGTTCTCAAGAAAACATCTCCAAAATTACGTCCCTTTAGGTCCTATCGAAGAACAAGCAGTCTTCAAGGGATTTGATGTGTGGCCTAATAAAGACGGGGAGAACGCACTGGTGATGGAGGTTGAGTCACAATGGATGACTGACAGACACCAAGAACTGATGGATGCTCATGGCGCAACCTATGACTTTGATGAATATAAACCTCATGTGACGTTATCATATAACGTTGGTGACTTTGATATCACAACACTGCCTAGATTCGCTGCCTTTATACAACTAAGAAAAGAATATATGGAAGACCTTGATCTTTCGTGGAGTAAATGATGGAAACTAGACAACGATATGACGACCTCTTTATGGACATTGCTGAGAGATTCGCAGAAATGTCTTATTGTGAGGAGTACAAACATGGTTCTGTAATTGTTAGAGACAGAAACATTGTTGCTGCGGGATACAATGGCCAACCGAAAGGTATGGTAAACGATTGTGAAGACGAACGCGGCAATCTAAAGGACACCGTTATACACTCTACTACCAATGCTATTCTGCGATTGGCCATGACCGGCGAATCATCTGATGGTTCAACATTATACACTACCAACTATCCGAATATCGAATGTTCTAAGATGATTGTACAATCAGGCATTATCAGAATCGTTTATGAACATATTGAATCGCAGACCGATGAAGAATTTCTTAAATCCCAAGGCATTATTGTGGATAAGTACACCAAATTAGATAACGGAGAATAACGTGGAGAATAGTTTAGAGGTGGTCTGTTTGGACTGTGATGCTTCGTATGAGATAGTCACAGAGATGGACACCACACAATATACGGTAACAACCTGTTCCTTTTGTGGTAGTGAGTCTATCGAAGTACAAGGTCAAGAATTACCTGATGTAGGAGAAGACGAAGATGAGTAGTACAGAAACAATGAAAATGCCTGGTGGTTATGGATCATCTTTTAAAGAAGGTACCGGCGTTTAGTTGAGTATTTTAACAAATGTTGATAACATTTTCTTGTGTAGAAAGTGTAATCATAAACTATACATGAGTTCAAGAGAATATAATATGGATGATGTCGCTAGATATGATTGTCCTGTCTGTGGCGAAGAAGGATATAATAACTGGATTGTTGTTGGTACAGGTAACTATGACAAGGATAGAAAGTTGGAGAATTGGATTTGATTATAGCTGGTATAGATTATAGTATGTCATCACCAGCGATGTGTGTACATGATGGCGATGAATGGTCATACGACAATTGTAAATTCTATTGTTACAGTACAAAGAAACGACCACTACAAGACCCGACAGGCAAGTTCAATATGTCAACCATACCTGATTGGACAGTGGCACAAGAAAGGTTCTATAATCTTGCTGTGTATTTTATGGATGTAATCAAGGACGTGCAACCAGACAAGGTGTTCATAGAGGACTATTCGTTTGGTTCAACAGGAAAAGTGTTTCACATTGCTGAGAACGCTGGACTAATAAAACATCTCATATGGAAAGATTACTACTCTCTTGAGGCAATCCCACCTACAGTCATTAAGAAATATGCTACAGGTAAGGGAAACTCAAAGAAAGACAAGATGTATGAGTCGTTCGTTGAGGACACAAAGGACAACATCTCCGAGAGGTTTGGTATGATTGCCCACGGCAACCCTATCTCCGACTATGTTGATGCATACTGGATATGCAAACTTGGTTTTGAACAATACAACCAAGATAAATAATAGACCGATTAAGCAAAGAGGCAAATATTATGGCAAAATGGTCATCTAAATCACAAGCAAAACTGGATACTTGTCACTCAGACATCCAACTAATCGCAAATACGGTATTAGAAATTCACGACTGTTCTGTATTAGAAGGACACCGTGGTGAACAGAAACAGAATGAGTACTATTCAAACGGCACTTCACAGGTTAAGTTTCCAGACGGCACACACAATACTCTTCCTTCAATGGGAATAGACATTGCGCCATACAAGAAAGGTGACGACCCATATGATATGGAGAATGTATTGTATTTCGCGGGCATCGTTATGGCTGTGGCACACCAATTGTACGTTGATGGCAAGATTAGTCACTTGTTGCGTTGGGGAGGAAATTGGTCCACAGAGGCAGACGCGAAGTTTGCATTTGACCGCAATGGATTCTTCGATGGCATACACTTTGAGTTGGTAGATTAAAATGGTTGCAAGAAAGAAAAGAAGTACCAAAGTAGAGTCTCTACCTGATGCACATCTTGTAGAAGTACACAAATTGGTAAAGCAGGCAGAAGAATTAAGATACTCTCTACCTAAGTATATCCAACGTATGTCCGCTATATATAAATATACTGGCGACATAAATAGATTAATCGGCAAGATAGGAAAGACAAACGTAGAGTTCGTCAACAACTATTTTGAGACTGAAATTAAAACACATATAGGAAAGTAAAATGGCAGCAAGAAAAAGCACAAAGAAATCGGCAACTAAGGCTGCCGTTAAGAAAGAAGTTGTAGAGACTCCAGTGGTTGAAGAGACTGTTGTAGAAGAAACTCCAGTAGTTGAAGAGACTGCTGTAGAAGAAACTCAAGATGAAGACCCAATAACAGAAGATACTGATTTAACAGATGGACCGGAAGTTGCAACACCTGTTGACGAAGAGGTTAAAACGGAAGAAGACATCACCGAGGATACAACCACCGAAACCGGCGCTCCAAATGAAAAGACAGAAGAACCTGCTCCAGCGGTTGTTCAAAAAGGTGTTCCATCGAGAATGAACAAGATTAAGAAAATGCGTCTTAAAGGTGCCAAGTATGCGCGACTTGCTAGCCAAATGTCTAATAGGACTGTTGATGATGCAGATATTGCTGAGGCAATGAAGTTCAATGACTACGCAGCAATCGATAAAGCTTATTTTTAATAAGTAAATCAATAACTTAGAAAGGGACTTCGGTCCCTTTTTTATTGTCTTGACAAAAGTGCCATGATATGTGATAATGGTCGTTGATGAAATACATTATATTATGAACTTGGAGAAAGATTATGAAATCATTGAAAGAGATGTTGGTCGAAGGACCAGTGCGTGCCGTATTCGTTAAGAAGAACGGCGATGAACGTGAAATGTTCTGTACACTAAACTCTGACTTGCTGCCTGAGAAGAAAGAAGGCACAGACAGAAAACCAAACCCAGATGTAACAGTCGCGTATGACTTGGTCGCAGATGGATTCCGTTCGATGTTGAATGATAACATCATTTCATATGAAATGGCAGACGGAAATGACCCACGTTTCATCAAAGCATACGAAGAGTTCGCGAATAAAGAGTGAAGTATAACTTCTTAATTCGTGACCTTCCTAAATGGAAGGCCATGGAGTTTGTGCAGAAGTACCACTATTCTCCTGTATTCCCCTCAATCACAAAACATTTTCTTGGTTTCTATCTTGAAGATGAACTTGTTGGTGTCCTTACCTTAGGATGGGGAACTCAACCACGACAGACTATCAATAAGATGTTTCCCGGATTGGGCACAGAATCTTATTTTGAAATCGGCAAGATGTGCATGGATGATGATATGCCGCGCAATAGTGAATCGCAGATGGTCTCTCAGACCATCAAGTGGTTGAAGAAAGAATATCCAGAGAAGTTATTCCTATACACCATGGCGGATGGAATCATGGGCAAGGTAGGTTATGTCTATCAGGCCTCTAATGCCTACTTTGGTGAAAAATATCTCACTCAAGTCTATATGATGGAGAATGGCGAGAAGTTGCATCCAAGAAGCACAAAGGGATTACTCAAAGAGAACGCTATCTTTGAAGGCAAAGAGAAGTTGTTCTGGATGACCAGACCCTTTATGAAGTCCAAAAACATCAAGTTCATTGAGGGTTATATGTTCAGATATATTTGGCCTCTGAATAAGAAGGCGAAGAAGCTGATGAAACGTGGTTCTACTATGACTTGGGGATTGAACTATCCTAAAGAGAAGGATCTAGCATGGTTCGACAAGACAGAACGACCTAAGATTCAGATTGACCAACCGCCGTTCACGTTTGAAGACGCAAAATACAACCTCAAGAACATAAATCAGACAAAAGAAGGTTCACTGGAAGACTTGTTTGCATAGAAATACTATGCAAAATCAACCACTTACGTAAACTCTTGACTCTCCCAATGATACCTGTATAATGGTGTATATCGACTAATAAACAGAGAGAGATTATGAAATTCAAAATTCTTGCCCTAGTGGGCGCACTATTACTAATGACAGGTTGTGCAGACACCGTAACATTCGCTGGCGCTGCAACAATGGAACCTGTAGGATTCTGGTATGGACTATGGCACGGAGTCACATTTGGATTCGCTTGGTTCGGTTCACTGTTCTGGGATTCAATCGCGGTCTACGCAATCTATAACAATGGCGGTTGGTATGACTTCGGTTTCTGGCTGGGTATTGCAATGATGACCAGCACCAGCATCCGAGTCACACGATGAGCTACGTATCAAAAACACTTAATGGCGTAGAAGATTATACTGATGGAACGGATGGGAATACAGAGGTTTGTGTACCTGTTCGATTGTTGAAAGACCTTGAGAAGGCACGAATCGACCTGTATGCCATGATGGAAAATCTTGGTTATGATGATAATGATATTGTTATGAAACTTGAACATATCAGTTATCCTATGTATATGTTGACTCATAAAAAATTCCCGGTGGTATTAGAATAATGACTCAATCGGTATATATTAGATGTCTTGCTGTTGTTGATAGTTGTATCACAAAAGAACAATGTGATGTAGCATTGAACTATATAGTTCTGGCACAGAAGGCAAAATTGCTTGACTGGGATTCGTTCTGGTTAGTAGAGAAGAGATTAGAGGTACTTGAGAGGGACCTATGAAAACGTTATACGAAAATTTAAACGACCTTGTTGAAAACAACGAGGCGTTCTACAAGTCCACCCAATCTGGTGATGATGGTTCGACATACGAAATCTTTTTGTATCGTCTTGCATCATACACCGACTTCCAAGAACCAGGCGCAATAGAGGCGCGTGGTATTATGTTCCGTGACGGAGAGATTGTATCTCGCCCGATGGAAAAGTTTTGGAATCATGGTGAGTGCAATCAATGGCCTGAACATGAAGAGACTAACTGGGACGAATACACCGAGATTATGGTTAAAGAGGATGGCTCTCTTATCTCTACCTATCTTGACGTTAAAGGAAATCTTCGATTGAAGACTAAAGGTTCTCTACACTCTGACCAAGTACATCTTGCTGAGATTTGGTTAAACACACAACCAAAATTCAAAGCTATCTTATTAGAGATTGAAGAAGAAGGTTACACCATTAATATGGAGATTGTATCTCCTAATAACCGTATCGTCATTCTTTATCCAGAAACAAAACTTGTTATCTTGAATGTGCGTAATCGAAAATATGGCGATTACATGCCGGCGAAATATTTGAGAGATCCATCTCCTAGTCTAAAAAAGTATTGGGTAAAATACGAAACAGATATCAAGATGGAAGATGTTGCCGCTATGAAAGGCGAAGATGGTACTGTTATCGAAGGTTTTGTATTCCAACATCCTGTGTCACAACACAAGGTGAAGTGCAAGACTGACCGTTACGTTGAGTTGCATCATGCTAAGGACGATGTGAATCATCCAAAGAGACTTCTTGGTTGTGTTCTTGAGGAAGGTTCTGATGACCTACGTTCATTGTTCCATGATGACCCATTGACTATCAAGATCATTGACGACTTTGAAGAAATGGTATTCCACAAGTACAATCATATTGTTGCTAGAGTGGAAGAGTTCGTAGAGAACAACAAAGAACTTGAACGTAAGGACTTTGCTATCAAAGGTCAAAAGGATATGTCTGATGTGTTCTCCTTGGTGATGCAGAAGTGGTTAGGCAAAGATGTTAACTACAAGACTTTCGTGTTTAAGAACCGTGAGTTTATTTTTAAAGATGTTAATTGGAGAGTACAATGAACAACAATGGAATCCTTCTCGCTTTTGTCTGGGCGGTTATCATTTCAATGTTTTTTGGAATGTGGATAATGAAAAAAACGCCTGTATATGAATATGGCACACAAACAAATCAGTCTATTGTAGAATGTGAAAAATCATTACCAAGAGACAAACATTGTGTGCCTGTATTCGGAGCGAAGGTTTTTGAAGAATGAAACTAGATGCGAGAATCAATAGAATAGAATTTTGTAGAAATGACTACTTTAGTGCTATTGGAACTGTTTTTAGTAAAGCGGATGAAGGCATTATATGTGGAGACACCACAAACAAGTTCTCTGTAGATCTCTTCTGGAATGGTCTTGAACCAAAGATACAGAATGGTCTATGGATAATTCAAGAAGGATGCGAAGAGTATCTTAAATCTATTGATGCGTTACAAGATAATAAATTTATCAACACACGTATCAAAAAGATTTCGGTATGGAATCCAATGATGATGGACAACAGAAGAACAAATCTCATTGATGTTGTTGCATACTCAGAATATTTGGATTTTAGGGACAAAGAGAAACAATTCTATGTTCCAAATTTGAACAAATATCTTGATGTGGAAAAGTTCTTTGGGAAAATGGACAAACACATTTAACGGAACGAACAATGAAATTACCTGTTAATTACAACGAGGTGCCTCAATACCAAAGGCGTCTTATACGCGAAGAGTATGCGAAGATACAAGATGGCAACTGTTGTCACTGTGGTTCGCCTCTTGGTGGTCATCCGCCTAAAAAGATAACTGATATGCCGGTGAATAGAAAACTATTCCCAACTGGGTTCTTTAAATGGCCGGTGCACCTACATCATGACCACCGTACCGGCATGACAATCGGCGCAGTACACAACTATTGTAACGCTGTTCTATGGCAGTATCATGGAGAATAGAATGACCGATGAAGAACTAAAGACACCAACCGAATGGGCAACTGAACGAGGCATTATCATAATGGACCCAGACGGTTGGCGCGGAGGAGACCTTTATAATACCTATGGTCCAAAAGACTTTAACGAACCTATTGGTCGGACTGAGTTTAATTATAGAGTGATGTCTAGTACAATTTATTATGGAGGATTACAAAAATGATAAGAAAATTAAAGATGTTCTTTGATGCTACATGGCCCACTTTGGTTCTCATTGTTGTGATGATTGTTTTATGGCAAGTCACCGCAGCTATAGTCGAGAACCAAAGATCAAAAGAAGTAAATGTTGCATCATACGAATATATCATTGACAGGGCTAAGGCAGATTGTCCTAGTTTGAAACCGGTATTGTCTGAAATGATTTCCTCCGGAGACAAGTTGACAAATGCCGAGTATAATTCAATACGAAAACAATGCAACAAAGAGAAAATTTTATTATTAAAGGAATCATTATGAGCGAGATTGACAAATTCATCAAGTACATGAATAAAGAGATTAACGAAAAGGGACTTAGAGGATTGAGTGCTGTAACATTCATTGATAAGAATGGTATACCAACAGGAAAGACTCCTATGGATGCTTTGATTTCAAAACAAAATGAATGTATATTGGAAACTGAGATATTTGGTGTCGAACGGAAAGTTCCCGAATTAGAAGATATTGCTAAAGAGTTGAACAACATCTTTGGCCTTTTTGATTCTAATAACAACGGAAAAGGATTCAAACCATACACAGACGACTATGATGGCGCTACCCTTGAACAGATTATGAGTGACGACCAACTTGTTTTTGGAGACTCTCAGAAAAAATCTTGACGTTAAACGAATTCGAAAGAAAATCCTAACTGTTCGAATGTTTTGCCTATCAATGATTCTGATGGTCCTAATGATTGTAGGTAATGGGAGTTGATATACGTATAAATTGATATAACACTATTGTTATTTTTACACCATTTATCACAACATCCTCTTGTTATTTTGTGACCTAAATGTTTAGATAATTCAACAGGTGTATATTTTGTTCCATTATGTATACACCATCCTTTAAATAACGGATTACGAGAACCGATTTTAGCTTTGCTGATGTTTTTTCTATACTCAGCACTTCTTTCTTGTCCTATAGAGGATAAACTTTGTTTTAATTTTGTCTCTGGTGATGTTTTTACACCTAACATACTAAACCCAGAACCAATAGCGTTACACTTATTGTAATATAATGGGTTTGTCGCAACATTATAATAACCATGTAACCATATCTCATGAGCAGCTGCCAGATTTCTACTTGGCCATAATCCAATAATAATCTTTGTGAATATTTTTGGTTTATCTGAGAGAAGCTTTTTAAATTTTTTATCGTGGGATGATCCCATATATGGGTCATCTTCGGCCGGACCCACACAAGAACGTAGACCAATATACATTTTATTAGAAGTTGTATTGGTTATTAAATATGTATAGTGCGTATAAATAGATGTAGTCATTGCTTAAGTACCATTAAGTTGTGATTAGAGTGGAGGAGATGTTTCAGCATCTCCTGTATTCGTACCTTTATTTATTAAAAACTATATTCCCATTTGTCTTGACATCCGTAGTCTGGGTTGATATGATGGAGTCTGTTAATTTGAAAAAGAGAGAAAACATATATTATGAAACGCCAAATATCCTCTACCGAGGTTCTTGAAAGTTCTGTCGCCCTTAACACGATAGACCAAGGCAACACATTCAGATTTGCCCATATGTCGCGTGAAGATGCGATCAAAGAGGACCTATTCTGGATGGTTTGTAGTACTGTAAAAGATTCCCGCGTTAGTATTGTCAATGTATTTGACGGTTCTATGTTGGTACGTGATGCCTCGCAACGAGTTATCGCGGAAGATATTGGCATTGTTCTGAATGGAGAAACCAAATAATGGAAATCGTAGGACTAGCAATTTTAATTAAGTTGCTGAAACTATCGCCGATGTTTGTCGCTTTCTACACATTCTTCCGTAGAAACAAAGAAGCAATCTTTGAGATGGAAACACCAACCTATAAGACTTGGGAATTCATCGCTGTTGGTATCACTGTAGCACTACTATTGTTTGTGCCTATCAAACTGACTGATACACGCGCCACAAACTACCAACGTTCTACCTTTGAGAGTGTTCCGGCCGAACAGAAAGAGTTTGTTCCTTCTGTTGACCAACGTTACACCAAAGAAAAACGTGAAGCCGCAAAAGTTGATGCTGCTGACGATTTTAAATCTAAAACTAAGTAAGAGAGTAAACATATTATGAAAAAGAAGTTAATCGCACTAGCAATGGCCACCGCAATGGTAACTGGTTGTTCATTTGAGACAATCCCGCCAGTGAGTTATGGTAAAGTAGTAGGCGTAGATGGTTATCTGCCTGAAATCTTGCCGACCGGAAAATACACCCTATGGGGACGTGATGAGATGGTTGTCCTTGATGGTTCAACAAAACTTGGTCGTATGCCGCTTGATGTCACAATGAAAGATTCAAATCCCGATGGTTCGGCAAAGTTTGGACTTGATATGAAACACACGGTAAAATTCCGTTACAAGTTGAAGAATGACCCTGCAACAGTTAACGCAATGTTTGACGATATCAAACTACCAGAAAATAAGTTTATTTCTGCTGAATCGATTTATGGAATGTATGGTGCTATTCTCATCGAGACAAAATCACGCGAGATTCTTTCGCAGTATACGCCAGAAGAAGCGCTTGCTAATCGTGCTGTTGTTAACAAAGCTTTGAATGATGCTGTAGTTGCTGCTGCAAAGAAGCTTCCTATCACCTTCAGCGATGTGTCTGTTCCTTCGATGGCATTGCCGAAACTGATTAAGGACAGAATCAAGACAAACAAGGATAGAGAACTTAAATTGTTTGAAGAAAATGCGAAACAAGCAATCGCTTTAACAAAGTCTGATAACCGTATTGCATTGGCGTCCAAACGTGCTCAGAAAGAACTGATTGATGCTGAATCGCTTGCTGCACAGAACGTAGCACTTGGTAGTTCAGCGACACCACAGGTCATTCGACTACGTGAACTCGCTATTCAAGAGATTTACGCCGAAGCAGTTGCAGTAGGCATGGAGAATGGTACTAACAACACTACCTACCTCCCATTTGATGCCCTGTCGTCTGTAGGTGCTCAAGTGAACATGTTCAACACCAAGAAGTAGATAACGACTCTCTCGCTAATGTGGCGCCCTTGTGGCGTCATTTTAGTGTCTGGCGCTCCATAAACTGGACTAATGTGCAGATAAGCACAATCATTTCAAATACTTACGCTGGCTGGTTGCCGGTGGTACCAATACCTGTATAATGGACGTATAAATTGAGTTGAGAGAGAAAACGAGATGCAACCATTAAATGATGTGACAATGAAATCTAGCTTCATAGGTTGGAAGTACTTGCGTTTAGAGGAGATGAACCTTATTAAGGGTAGTACTGTTAATACATTTTTCGGTATTAAGATTTTCCGTTTTAAATTTATGTTTGGGTGGGCTTAATCATGAGTAAATTCGGCGCGTTTACTCCTAATGAGAATTATGAATTGGTGTTTGAACAAGATGGTTATTCTGTTTATAATGGAATTCGTCATGCTCGATATTACTTGGTTAAAAACGGTAAGTGTTTGGCTGGTAAGAATAATTGCACCTCTGATGTCGGCGAGTGGTCGAAATGGATTAAGAAATTCGAAAAGAACGCTCTCGATCAACTTGAACGGTTAGATGACCGAATTGATGAACTTGTCGCTGAACGTGATGAAGTTTGGAACGTACTGAACACAGATGGAGAAATCAAATGAGTGTAAATACACTATGTAGATGGTCAGGATATGCTTGTAATAGTCCTGTTAAATCTGATGGTACTAAAACTATCTATGCTCGACTGGTCGAAGGCCTTGAGTCGGGTCCGCAAAGTAAAACAGAATTGTTAAAAAATGTCTTGGGTCGTGAGAATCGTCCGGGATATTTGTCACACACGTTTGGCGCGATTGCGAAAATGGGTTGGACAGAGTATGACACAAAAACTAAAAAATTGTACTTGTCTCCAAAAGGCGATGAGTTTATACATTCATTGAGAGGTTAATAGTATGTTTGTTGTTATACATAATGTGTGTGGTTCGCCTGATACCGTGGTTCTCGGCATCTTCTCTACAGAAGAGAAGGCAGAAAAACGGGTTGATGAATATCTTGCTGGTAATCTTGAGTATGATGAAGATGGCGAAAAGGTTGGTTGGGTGCCAGAGGATGAGATTGTCATTGTATCCGCTGAACCTGACGAAAGCGTATTTTTATCACTGAACTAGTTTAGGAGATTTATTGTTATGAACTCAATATTTTTAATTGTACGAGAAGTTCGTGGTCCTCACGGTCACGGTGAACCCGGAGAGCCATATCTGTCATTACATACAGACGGAGAATGGTTTGATTTAGGAGAACCATCTCCAGCATTCGATTCAGAAAGAAAGGCAGAGAATTTTAGAACAAGTTTTGACAAATACAATAGTTATAAAGTAAAGGAGATTAAGTTACTATAATGATGGAAGAAGAATTTGAAGTTCGAAATGGCGAAATGGCCGGATTTGATTTGGGTGGTTATCGACAACCGAATGGCACCGTGAGGATTTTAGGCACCGAGATCAACGATAGAATAATTCCGGACTGGCCAGAAGAAATCTATCTAATGGGTTGTACATATACATTAGAAGATATCAAAGAAGCACAATATGCTGACCCGGAGAATGGCCGGTGGGAAAACGCGGTGTATTGCTAATGTTTTCAATACAACAAAAACGAGAAATATCAGAGGCGGTCCAAAAGATTCTGGCCGACACGAAACATCCTGAGTTGCCTGAGGGAGAGATTTCCTTCACACTCCATGTTAATGGCGCTGAGGATTGGTCATGGGCGGACATCAAGAATAATGGTTCCGTGACACGTCCTGGCGTCAATCCTTGGAATGAGAAACAGGATACAAGAAACTCTTGACATCACCTATCTGATATGTAATAATGGTATCTACAGGTGACAAGTGACGCCTTTAAATTCACTTAAATTAAAGAAGGTAAAACTATATTATGGCAAAGAAGACTGCATCAACCGCACAAAAGATTCGCACGTATTTGAAGCGTTGTAAGAACCCAATGACCGCTGGCGAGATTGCTCGCGGCACAAAGTCACGCCTCAAGACTGTACGTAACAATCTTGGCACAATGCAATACACAGCAACTGATGATTCTACCGGCGTATGGGCTTATGAAGATAAGCGCCAATGCAAAGTAACTGGTAACATCGCTACAACCTATAGTCTTTAATAGACTTTAAACTATCTGGTTGGTGCCGTTCTGGCACCAACCTCAAAATTCTGAGAGAGAACAATGACCGAAAGAAAACTAATTGTAAAACTTGAGTTTGGATCGCATCTTTATGGTCTATCCGGACCTGATTCTGACCGTGATTACAAAGGCATTGTTCTTCCTTCAAAGGAAGATATCCTTATGGGAAATACGTCCTTTCATATCAGTCATTCAACTGGCGATGATGGTTCGAAGAATGGCGCAGGCGATATCGATACCGAATACTTCTCTCTTCAACGGTTCCTTGAGCTGATTGGCAAAGGCGAGACTGTTGCAATCGATATGCTTCATTCACAAGAAAAGAATGTGGTCGGTGGTGACGCTCTGTATCTTTGGGACCATCTCAAGAAAGGTCGTGAAGGTTTCTACACTAAGAACATGAAGTCATACATTGGTTACGTGCGTAAGCAGGCTGCCAAGTATGGCGTGAAGGGTTCACGCCTTGCTGTTCTTGAAGAGGCGATGAAGAAAGTTGACCTTATTTCTGATGAGATGTTCCGTCCAAGAGAAGACGGTGATGGTGGCCATATGGTGCCTACCACACTGGGTTCATTTATGAATAGTCTACCTGTCAGCGAACACTCTGGCATTGTTACTGCTACAGTGGGAACCAAAGGCGAGATTCAGACTTTCTACGAACTTCTTGGTCGCAAGTACCAATCGACTCTGAAAATCGGTATCTTTAGACAACAACTAAAGAACCTATGGTCAAGTTACGGTGCTCGTGCTCAGGCAGCGAAAGAGAACCAAGGTGTTGATTGGAAGGCAGTGAGTCACGCGATTCGTGCTGGTGTTCAAGCGAAACACATCTATGAAGATGGTGGTTTCTCATACCCTCTTGGCGAGACAAATTTTATCCTTGCTGTAAAACGTGGTGAACTTGACTACACAACAGAGGTTCAACCTATTCTGGAAGAACTTGTTGATAAAGTGATGATGCTTGCCGAAGTCAGCGACTACCCTGAACGTGCAAATATGACTCCTTGGTGGGCGTGGATGCGGGATGTTCATGAAGGTATTGTTAAAGGTGATTAAGGCCACAGACTTTATAAAGTGTATCAAAGTTGGAGATGACCTGAACATAACTTTAGGAAAATTGTATAAAGTTACCACTGTCTCTCCTACTGATTCACCAATCTGGTCTAGTCCGGTAGTAGGAATCATCGGTGACGATGGTTGGTTTACCATCCATGATATGAAATACTTTGAGGAACAAAATGACGAAAATATTTAACATTTGGAGATTTGTCATACAACTCGGTTTTGCTAAGTCCGGTTTATGGACAATGACATCAAATAGAGAATTTAGAACAATGTTGTTCTCTATCCACATTGTGGAAGATGATAATAAGAACAAAGCTCTGAGTATTATTATTGGACCATTTTCACTGATAACAGGATTTGTATAATGAAAGCACACAAGATTGAAATCATCGTCCTTGACTTTGAAGGTTATGGAGTCGAAGAATATGAAACTATGATAGAACAGTCCGGAGCAATGACCGGATTTGTTCTTAGTTCAAAGACGGCCGATATCGGAGTATGGGATGACGATCATCCTTTGAATTCTACAGGCGGCGAACGCATGACGGAAGTTCAAGAACTGTTTGGTGAGAAACCTTCTTCTTGGGATGGTGTCACCGATGTTAAATTTGGACCGGCATAATGACACCAGAAGAAATCCGAATAAGATATATTGTGGAGAAATATACAAATCCACTAAACTTAAAGGTTAAAGAGTTGCAGGAAGAAGTTGCCAGTCTGAAACGACTTATGGCAATCGCCGTTGACCCACTAGGAAGACAAATCAGATGAGTTCAATGCAATTACAGGTCGCGGTCAGATTCAAGATTGAACGACTGATTGCTGATAAAGGTTACCACTATGAAATTGCTCAGAAGTGGTTCAAGAAATCGGCCGACGAGGTTGATGGTGGAGATGATTACGAACTAGATTATTTCGTTTACTACCCAAAGTTTAATGATGGTTTCACTGTAAACTTTCCTAATAACGTGATGTACATTGACTATATGTTTAATGATACCGATGACCGCGGCATAGACATTGACATCACAAAAGAAATGGTTGATGATGTGCTGAAGAAATTCGAAAAGAAATTTCTTGCTGACCCAGAACATTTCGAATGGAAATTAAAAGTGTTCTATTACTACAACGGCGGTTGCGCCGGTATCTGTGAGGTAGAGTAATGACCCACAAAGATGCTCTTCTTGAATATCTAGGAGAAAAGTAGATGGGAATGAGAATGTTCGGCGGTACCTGTTCAGTGAATTGTGACCAACCTGCTCCTAATCCTAGTCCCGATAGATGGACTCTGTTGAAACTTCTTGAGTTCAACAATGCCTATCTGATGAAGGTAAAGTACCACGACTGTACAAACTACGAAGGTGTGAAAATCATGGTGTACAAAGGTAAATATACAGAACAATCAAATCTTGACCCTCATTTCTCCGAAACTGGTATATCTCCTATCGCACGATTCGAACCAAGTGACGAAGGCATGAAACTCGCTGTGCGATTATCGGCAAATCTATGAGTAACGATAAAGAAAAACAATCAATATCAGAGGCGATTGCTGAGATATTCAAAAAGATGGACCCAATCATCGATGAGAAGTTGGCAACACTCAGAAGAGTCATAAAGCAACGGCAGAAAGACAATAAGCCAGTTTAATGACCATATAGAAAACTTTTGTGCATAAGTGGTTGACTCCATTGGTCACACCTGTATAATGGGACCATAAATTGAGTTGGAGATAGTGAATGAGAGTTCTCATTATTGTAATTGGTCTATTTTTGTCGGCCTCGGCATTTGCAAAGGATGATATCAACTGGTATCGAGTATCAGCAAATACACTAATAGTTGCTGATTGGATTCAGACTAGACAAGTCGTGAACAATCCCAATTACTATGAAGCAAATCCTCTTATAGGAAAAGACCCAACATTACGAAGAGTTAACAATCATTTCATATTGGTTCTATTAGCAACTAATATAATTGGTGAAAAGTTTATGGGTAACCAAAAGAATATGTGGTATGGTATAAATGCATCTGTTAAATTGGTCGGTGTATTACATAACTATCAACTCGGCATTACATTCAAATATTAAGGAACTATAACATTGTTTATTAAATTCAATAGTTTGGACAATCTACATTCAACAGTTCTATCACACGAACACATGAACGCCATGGTATCAATCTCTGAGAAGATCGACGGTTCTAATATGTCTCTTTGTGTGAGAGATGCTGATTGGAGTTTTGCGTCACGAAATCAGAAGGTTGATCCAACATGGAATAATCTTGGTGAACTTGTACCACAAGAGTTCATCAACAAAGTGATGTCATTACACAAGAACGTCAATATCTACGGGGAGGTGTTCTCTAGTAAGATTCTGAAACGTATCCCCTACGGAGATGCTCGGGTACTTTTCTACGCCATGACAATTGATGGTGTTCTACAGAGCAAACAACAATTCGCTATCTACATGACCGCTATTGGATACCCAGAACTTGTTCATTCGGAAATAGGAAGAATGACTCTCAAAGAAGCTATTGAGTTTGATGTGGAGGATTTCGACACTCTGTTGATTGATGAGAAACATCCTGCCGAAGGAATTGTTATCACTGGTTACAATGATGTGATGATTGACCGTTTTGGTAATCCAATGACCATCAAGCTGAAGTCTAAGAAGTTTTCCGAGAAGGACAACTCGAAGAAGAAGCCAAGGGTTATCACTCCTATCGAGGACAATCCTATGTTCCCATTCGTGAATGAGAATAGGATGCTTTCGTTCATCTCAAAAGAAGGTGAGATTGAGGACAAGAAGCAACTTGGTGTTTATATCAAAGGCATCATTGAAGACGCTTGGGAAGATTTCATCAAAGAGAACGAAGGTCAAGAAGATAACCGTAGGTCTATTTGTGGTCCTTTGAGCAAGGTTGTTGCTGCAATGCTTCAAGAACGTATGAAAGAGAACTGGGAGAATAGTCTTGAGAACAAATAGTGATCGATTCTGGGATACTTTTTGGATAACGTTTTCTATTGGAACAATTTCGATGCTTGTCTATATGATGTGGTCCTCTGTTGTTGTTTATGATGATATGATTTCAAGAGAATCGAGAATTGTCTGTGACAACTATACTACAGAATGGACAAGAGGTTATTCTATTGGCCTTGAAAACGGTGTTGTTCTTGACGGTTCAAAACGTTACAAGATGTTGCCTGGAGAATTATGTGAGATCGAATATAGGAAAGGAAAATCTTAATGGATAAGAGACCGACAATAAACGATGTGATGATGACTGTGCCTATGTCATCTAAGTGGCGCTGGTGTACAGCAAGTGTATGTGGTTGCATGGGCTGTTGTAATGGAAAAGTAACCAGTAATGGATATTCAAGAGAAGATTGGGAACAATGGTTGATTAATAATCCAAAGCCAAGTGATATGGACAAACCTACGACCGAGTGGTATTCATTCAAATGATGCCTTATTGGTTCTATCTCGCCGGTAGTATCTGCTTTGCCGTAGGTACATCAATTGTATTAGTACAACATTACATAGGATAAAATAGTGGAAGCAATAACATCATCAAAGAAGTTGCTCGAGTTTACAAATTACTATCTGAGCAAAATCGAAAAAGAATACAACGAACTCAAAGAACAACACAATACATTCTTGAGTAGAGAATTGGATGGACGTGTTTTCCGGTCTTATGATAGATTTGAGGGTCTTAAAAGTCGGGGTTCATACTACAACAGACCATGGATACCTAATCCTGAGTACAAGAAATTCAAGAACAAATTTAAACGGTTCCTACATAATTGTACTCCTATGTATATGAATGATATGCCGGCTCGCAATATTGAAGATGAAGTTGCCATTATAAAACGGAATAAGGAAGATTTTCGTAGAGAATGGAACACAACAAAACAATATATACAAGGAACACTTGATATTGAGAGTCTGCCTACTGGTGAATATTTCTATAATAACCAATATCAAAACATCATTAGAAGATTAGTTAGATACGATGATGTCATAAAGAATATAAAAGACTTTAAAGATTCTGCTAGTCTACTAGAAACATTGGATTGTGTAGAACTTAACTTGTCAGACGATGAAATCACCAGTTTAGGAAATATCGAGAGGTTTACCAATGAATAAAGGCATTAAAGAAATTACAATCACCATTGATGATGATGGTAAAGAGATTACATTATCATATGAGGAGTGGAAGACAATCTTCTATGCATTGAAACCGGTGATTGAACCTGTAATTGTGAAAGACTATACACCAATCTTTCCTAATTATCCTCCTAAAAACGATTTCTATGGACCAGGTCTGGTACCCGCGCCGTGGGAAATGCCTACACCAATTTGGTGCGGAGATGGCACAGAGGTGACATCAGGATTTTCTATGCCTGATTCAGATTTAATGAACTACAACATCAGTATCAAATACGAAGATGAGTAAATACAGAATTAAAAAGATTGTTGATGGAAACGGCGACAGTAGTTTTTACCCCCAAAAGAAAGTTCTATGGTGGTGGGAAAATATTCAGGTAGTATATATACCCGGACAGAATCCAACATCAATGATTAGTTACAGCGAATCTTCGGCGCAAGAGTGGATTAACAAACACTTTATTAAGAGAACGATCAAATACTATGATGTCTAATCTATGGCACAAACTTAATCGTTTGATACCTCATGTTCACAAGTATGAACATCGCTGTGACGAAGGCGAGGAAGAACATGGTGTCAATTATGCCAAACGGTATTGTAGATGGTGTGGTCATGAACAATGGTTATTTGCTCGGCCAGTTACAATGGAACAATCTTGGAAGGATTCTCCTGACGAGAGATTGAGAAAGATAAAGAGGTTTTGGCCATTATGAGATCAAGATTTAGAATTACGTTTGGTATTGAGAAGTGTTGGGCAAAGACTATTTACACCAAACATGGATGGGCAATCTATACCGGTGATATCGAATACATTCTGTCTGGTTTTTGGGTCGATGACAAATTTGACATGGCTAGTATTGACAGTATGCGTAAGTATTACATTATGCCCCACATGATTAAAACCATAGAGAGAATAGAAGATGAAACTGAGTAAATATATTGAACAACTGAATGAGTTTGTCAAAGAGAATCCTGAGGCATTAGATATGAAAGTTATCTATTCAAGGGATGATGAGGGCAATGGTTATCAAGAAGTGGGTTATGGACCATCAAAGTATCGTCTGATGGAAGACGATGGCGAATACGAAAGCGAAGAAAATTATAACGAAATGGCCGAAGAGTGGCACAATGATGGGTATGAAATCCCAACAACAGAACAGGTCGTTTGCATTAATTAGGAAATAACAATGCGTATCATCTCAAAATTTCAAGATTACTATGATTCGATTCAGGCCTACGGTCAGGACCAAACTGTAGTCTATATCAGAAAAGAAGAAGAACTTGTTGACCAAAAAATCATCAATGACTACTATCGCCGGGCATCTTACAGTTCTTGGCGCGAAGATACGGTGGGTTATCTTTCTGGTGTTGACAAGTATAGAGGCGTAGAGATTGAAGAAGGTTTCTCTGTGTTCTTCTGCGGACAAAGATACAATGGTTTGTTGACATCTATTCCTAGGCCATCGCATCAACTCGGCGGACCTATACTAAAGACTCATTATTCTTTAGATGAACTCGACCACTATATCGATAGTAAAAATATCGAAGAAGAAAGAGAATATCTTAACGGTTGGGCAAGAAGACACGGATATAAGAGAAATTCTGTCAAGACGCTTGAGAGAATCACAAACTTCTTTAATGAACAAAAGACCGATGATGATATTCATTTTCAACTTGATGCTCCTGTATTCATGATTGTTAGTCGTCAGTGTAAAACTGGAGGATACCGCGGCAATCAGAAAACTGTTGTGAAGAATCCTAGGTTAAAGGATTATGGATTCGCTCAAGCAAAGGACCCATATTCCGCATACCAAGAACTTGATATGTATATCTCTGGTGTTATGGGTGGGAAATCCCCTAGAATGACCACAATCTCGGATGCTGATATGAAGAATCAAAAAGGATTTGGTCACAAGTATGCTTTCAAAACTGAACCAACAAAGAGAAGATAATATGGACAAACAATACGAATATCTATGGTCAGTAATGGCCGCTTCTTTCTATGTTGACTGTGAGATTCTTGATACATACACCGACCCAGATGAATACTACATAAGTTTTTATGATGATATCTCTGACCGTACAGAAATGAGAGTGGTCAATCAGAATGATGTCAGGGAGAAGACATAAGTTCTTCTTATACGCCCATAAGCACAATCATTTCAAATACTTACGTTAGCTGGTTGCCGGTGTTCCACATACCTGTATAATGGACACCTAAATTGAGTTGAGTGAGAGAAAAGATGAATCCAATAATTGGTCGAGAAGTCAGAGCGTTTCAAGCAGGTCGTACTGCTGCTTCGCACCCATTCTGGCCATTGAGTTGTCCCTTCTGGTCGTCTTTCGAAAGAGATGCGTGGAATATGGGCGTTGATTCTGCATTTGGTAGTGTATTTGGGAGATAAGAAATGATTGATATGAATGAACTATGGAACCTTAAATCAGGTACCAAACTGTGGTTGAGTCGTTTCGGTCTCACCTCCTTAGTCGTATTCAAATCTGTACGTGCTAAGTACGGCACTTCACTTGAGGCCACTGTGGTGGACACCCTCACAAAAGATACAATTTTAGTTACTGTTCCTAATGATCCTTCTGTTGATTTGGAGTATGTGTAATGTCTAACATAGTTAGAAAAGAAAAACTCATCCGCATCTCCGGAGACCTAAAATATGTGATAGAAGACCTCAATGAACTCTTGGAAGAGTACGGAGAAGATGCTAGCCTGTCTGTTCGTGACGGTTCTGTGGTATTGGTATACTTTGAGACGGAAGAATGAAGTCAATAGGTGCAATACTATTGATTTTGGCTGGTATAGGAAATTCTTATGCAGAGCCGTCAATGGTGATTCGGTCATCTGAACTAGACTGCCTAGCGAAGAACATCTATTTCGAGGCGAGAAATCAACCAGTAGAAGGAATGTATGCGGTAGCGTCTGTCACCATCAATAGAATGGTTTCCAGCAAGTTTCCCAACACAATCTGTAGTGTGGTGAAGCAACCAGCGCAATTTTCATGGTATTGGGACGGATTATCTGACACTCCGAAGGATCAGACTTACTGGATTGTCGCCAGGACGGTTGCGGAAGTCTTTTTGATTAACTACTACAACGTTGAAGATAAGACCGAGGGAGCGCTGTTCTACCACGCCTACTACTCAAAACCAATCTGGCGTCATAAGTTGTTGAAAACTATACAGATTGGCGACCATATTTTCTACAAGAACAAATCATAAGCAGAATTTATACCACTATAGAAACATTCAGTGGTAAAATCGAAAATAATGGTTGTCATTGGGTGAGATACCTGTATAATGATCCGTATTGATTGAGAAAAGAGAGAGAGATTAAAAACATGAACGATTATATTAATATTCAAACAGACCCTATCTACGGCAACTACCCTAAGTATGACGAAGATGGTAACAAGATTCGTGATAATGTTTCTTATGAGTTGACCGACCTTGAAAAGTTGTGTTTCAAATGTCCTCTTTCTGATTGTAAAGAGAACTCTAAAAAGTGTCTTATCAAACAAGCGAAAGCCAAGTAATGACTAAACTTGAGAAATATGCCAAAGCAATCAATCAGATTGATGATTATTTTGAGTATGTCTATAAGGTTAATGATGTTGAAGAAATCAGAGATCGTGTTATCAATATTATTGATGATCTTGCTGAATCGTTAGCGGAGAAAGAATAATGTATTTTACTAATAAACGTAGAGCACAACTTGAGAGTACCAAGAGGCGCCTGCGTCAAAAACTATTTGAGTACCCAGAGGCGAAACAAGAGAAAGTTTCTACTACTATTGGTTCAATTAAGGAACATCTTAGTGATGAATACAATGCTGACTATCAGGCCAGTACTCAAGGTCGAATGAATGTATATTGGATGTGAATTATGAAAACATATGATTACAAAGCAATAAAGAAGTGGATTCAGATGCACTCGGATGTAGTAGAGTCTGTGTCTATTGGTTTGATTGAAGATTGGTTTTGGACTGCTGAATCCGCCTATGAAGATTCACGAATCATATTAGACTTTGATGATAAAGATTTGCTTATCGGTGGAATCGATGGTTCTATTTGGGCGACTCCTACAATGTTAATCACATATAAGGATGGACGTACCGAGTACAAAGATTGTTTTGTTGGCGAATCAACGTCCGGGATGCCTGCATCGTTCCAACTCGGCGTTTTGTCTATGCCTTGTCAAGAACGTATTGACAATGACCGTACACCTAAATTGGAGAAGAAATAATGTATTCGATGCGAAGTGAGTATGATGGTGTTTGTGATTCTATCCGTAACGGTCAACGTGACCAAGCGTTTCGACAGGTTCAAGGATTCTCACAAGACCAGTTGGTAGAGATGATTGATTATTTCATCTATGATCTTAAAGACGAAAAACTTGCTCTGGAATTTTCTAAGATTTATATGATAAGGACTCCACGATGAATATTGATGATTTGTTGGAAGTACCTGTTAAACACCCAGTCGTGTGGTTGTCATTGACAATACTGATTGGTTGTGTGTTCTTTTCTATTTTATATTTTTGTGGAGTTTAATATGTTAGCAACAACAAGAGTACCAGTTCGATATGTGCGCGAGAAGGCCATGGAAGAAATGAATAGAATTCGTGATGTCCGGGCCGGTGTAGATGAAGCAATGATCGCCGGCGCAAAAACTCAAATGAGAAAATGGGCTAAACTGTTGTGGTTGATTCCCCTTGCTGAGTTAGATGTCACTGTTACTGATGAAGAAGCAGTAGCGTGGCTTGACCGTAAAGACAAACTAAAAGGTCATCACTATCACGCAAGGAATATTAATGGTTGGCGTTCTGATTATATGTACCGAGAGGAACGTGTACAAAATCTGAAAAAATTGGTACGTCTATGCAACGCTGCGGATGTCACCAATCAAGAAGAGATTGAACTTTCCGAGACCGGTGCCCAGATTCTTACTGGACCATTGACCATTGAAGGTTAAACTTTTACTGGCGGTTATTATATCCATCACAATGGGTTGTACTACTGATGAACCGACCGAGTTTGAACCTCCAAGATTGCCTCCAGCGGCATACGATAGATGGGATTGTATTAACAACAACGATGGTACCACATTCGGTTATAGTGAGGAAACTTTGTTTGATGTTATAAAATACAACAACTATCATAGATTCTCGTTGGTTGATTATGATGGTGTGACAAGAACGTTAACCGTTGATGAAGCAGGATATATTGCCTGTACTAGAGAATAGATATGAACAAAGTAATTCAAGAAATCACTGATTGGGAATTCGCTAACCATACCTACATGTTGAATGGAGGTGGACGACTTATCGGTTTTCTGCGTAGAGGAGAGACAGAGTGGAAGATGTTCAAGAAACCACTATTCTTTACCCGTACACGCCGCAAATTTAAAACATTGAAATGAGAGAGAAAATGAAAAAGACTTACAAAATTACACTGGTCGCTCTCGGTAACAATAATTCTGTTTCTGTTGTTGTTGATTCTGACGAAGCTGACCCATTCTATGATATGGCCAATCGTATCACAGAATTGGCCCATATTAAAATAGGTACGAAGATTTACAATCCGCGGAACGTTATTTCTATCGAGTTTAAGAGAACTTGGAAAACAAAATTTATCGAAACATTTCTGGAGAAGAAATAATGTCAAAAAACCTTAAACAACACATTTTAGATACTATCGGAGATTCATTCGGTAACCTATTCTATTACGACCGAAAGGAAGATGAAGACCTAGGTACTGATGGATTTGATAATGCTGTCAGAACCGGTGTCATTACATACGATGAAATCTTGGAAAAGATGATTCATGAGATTGCGTTCTTGAAGGCCATTGAACCGATCGTTCCTTTTAATGTCGAAGAAGAAAAATGTTTCGTTCTCGACTATGACGATTTCGATATGTTGGTGAACAAACATGTTCCTGGCGTAAAAAATTATGAAGTCATTGCCTATGAAGAATGGGGCAACGATTCAAGTCATATGTTCAGAGGCGATGGTCATTTGGACCAATACGACCTTGGCGAAATCGAAGATGTATCAAAGTTGCATTACAAGGCTCGAGCATATATGAATTATCTTGTTAATGCTGGTGTTCTTCCTAAGGGAGAATATCGTATCGAGGTGAGTTGGTAATGAACGAAGTAATAGATGTACTAGTTAGTTTTTGGTTGTTTGATGTTGCGGTCTTTTCTAGTCCGTGGTTATACATACCATTCTTGATTCCGTTCATGTTCTATCTGATGTTCTTTTTTATTAAATGGAGTCTATTGACTGCGCCGCTTTGGTTGCCTTTAAAGATTCTAATCACGGCCTGGAAAGGAGATAAAAACGATGGATAGAGATTATATTGATGAAGAAAGGGTTCACTATCTAAGTATCGCTGACAAAGATGTTCCTTTATATCAAAAGATTATCAAACTACAAGAAGAATCTGGAGAACTTGCTCAAGCGTTTCTAAAGTATGACGGCGCAAAGAATACCTCAGTATCAGCTTCTGGCAGCGCCTTTGATATTATCGAGGAAACTTGTGATGTTATTAATGTCGCTATGGATATTATGAACGCTGTCACAATGGATAATGATATTCTTGAAGAAGCGGCCGTAGAGATGTTCCAAACAAAACTGGACAAATGGGAAAAGAAACAAAATGACCGACTGGCTAAATAAAAAAGTTATCATTGGTGCTCGTAGTGCCAAGGCAAAACAACGCCTCAAACGTGATGGTGACAAGTGGGTTGTCCGTAAGGTTGAAGATAAGATTCAATTCAGTCAGAAGAAAGGACCTTGGTTGTTAATCGACAATGGTAATCCTAATGCCTCGCGGTGGGTTCATGCACACATTGACGACCACTTTTTGGTGAAACTTGATGAGTCGTAGAAAGTTTTCTTTATTTGGATTCGAATTAATGTTTACCAAGTTATTTGATGGCGTAAATTCGTATTCGTTCGGTGGAAAAGAATATGTAAATTGTAAGATGGTTAATGACACAACAGAGTATTATCATCGGTTGTGTTTTGGTATTTACTATAAAAGTGAGTCGTGGATAAGATGACTAACATATACAAAGTGATTGCCCGAGATATCGACACCGGCAAACAACATAAGAAATGGGAATATATTGGCGACAAGAAATTCAACGACCATTCTCCCGGAGTTATCAAAAGATATGGTAGTGGACCTATGTGGAATGCAAAGACATACGCAATTGAAATCTACAAGATGATTAATGATGAATGGGAACGGATTGATGAATAAACTTATTTTCCTAGATATTGATGGTGTATTGAATCACCAGAGTATGACTAGAGAACAATGGCGAGTAGACAACGGAGATGGTTATTTAACCGATGGATTATGTCCTCGTTCGGTATCAAATCTTAATGAACTAACCGATAACACCAATGCGGATATTGTTGTGTCCTCAACCTGGCGCCTTGGTCGTACCGTTGATGAACTGAGAGATGTTCTTGGCTTTGCTGGTGTTACTGGTAATATCATCGACAGGACTCCAAGTTTCGATCAGAAATCGGTATTTCGTGGAAATGAAATCTATGATTGGATGAAAGATAACATAGAAGAGTCTTACAATTTCAAAGAGTATGTTATCCTTGATGACGATAGTGATATGCTCTACTGGCAGAAAGATAATTTCATTGTAGTCGATAATTTCATTGGTTTAACTCCAAGAAACATTTACAAGGCAGAACGAATCTTGAATAGGATAGCATAGTGTTTGACCCAGACAAAGTTATTATTGCCGGCAGCAGAGATATTACCGTTGAAGAATATACCAAAGCACTAGAAACATATTTTGATTGGTGTACACCATCTGAGATTGTTTCTGGTGGAGCTCGAGGCGTTGACACATACGCAGAGAAAACTGCTGAGTATTTTGATATCAAGTTCAAGAAATTTCCTGCTGATTGGGACAAATACGGCAAAGGTGCTGGTCCTATTAGAAACACAGAAATGGCCGAGTATGCTGATGGTCTATTTGCTGTATGGGACGGAAAGAGTCGAGGCACTCAACACATGATTTCGGCCGCAAATAAACTAGGTCTACAGGTGATTGTTGTGGTGGTGTATGATGGAGAGGTATCAAGACCCAAATTCTACGAATAACTCTTGACTCCACTGGTCGGACCTGTATAATGGAACAATGAATACTAATACATTCACAAAAGTAAAAAACCAACATCTCCAGATGTTAGCAAGGCACCATGGCCTGGAACGTATGGAGATTCGTGACTCTGAGAAAATGAAAAAGGTCGCGGCTGTTGGCGAAGAAAGAGATTATTATTTTCCATATCGTATAGTATCTTGGATAAACAAAGGTGTTCGTCAGAACGTATTGATCGAACCAATCACCAAGATGGAACAATATGGTGTTTGGCCATTTGTTGGACATATGCCTGTCGAAGACTTGCAGGAAATGGACAAAGAATTAGAAAGAATACTAAAAACATTATGAAAATCAAACTACTATCAGATATCCATTCAGAATTCTACCGTACGAAAACATTCCTCGGTCTGGACCTCATTGGGCCTGATGATTCTGAAACGGTTCTGGTGCTTGCTGGAGACATCGGCAAACCGGGCAATGGTAAGATGATTAACTCTATGCTTGAAGAACTTCTTGATAACTTCTGTGAACGATTCAAACATGTTGTCTTTGTTAATGGAAACCACGAATACTACGGTGGTCGTATTGATAAAGTTGACAACTTCATGATCAACTTTGATGACTCTGTAGAGAACTTCCATTTCCTTAACGGAGATTGGAGAGTTATTGATGGTGTTCTGTTCACCGGTGGCACCCTATGGACAGACTTCAACAACTTTAGTCCTCTGGAGATGGCCGATGCCAAACTGTTCATGAATGACTATCAAGCAATCACCATTAGACAGAGCAACCATTACAGAAAGTTTCGTCCTGCTGATGCATACGAGATTCACAAGAAACATCTCAAGGCAATTTGGAACGCACTGAAAGAACACAAAGACAAGAAACGGGTTGTGGTTACTCATCATCTTCCTTCGTTTGAGTGTGTTCATCCAAGATACAAGACAACGAAAATGGCTACACTTAACTATGCTTATGCGTCACACCTTGATGGATTCATTCGTGAATATCAACCTGACCTATGGTTTAGTGGACATACTCACGATGGTTACGACTTCAATATTGGCGAGACCCGTTTGATGTGTAACCCTATGGGATATCCTAATGTTTATGGTGGTCTTGAGAACGAATACCATAAACCACGATTTTTAATTGAAATATAATAGAGGAGTTTATATTATGGACACAGGTTTAGTATATATGGCCTTATCAGGATTAATGTTGATTGCTGGATTACTCAACTGGAACAACCAAGTTGGTTTTTGGGGCGGTCTTATTTGTTCCAATGTTTTTTCTGTTGGCGCTGTATTATGGTTAAAAATGGATTCAATTCAATCGGCTATTACGGTAGTGCAATAATGATATCTTGTTTACGCACTGATGAACAAGTTAGGTTATACCTGATCTGTCAGAAATCAAATTGGACAGTAAGAGCAGAATCGTATCAGAAACCCTACTTTCCATTTAAGCGGGTAACCAGAGTAACACCATTATGATTATAGTTGACTTTTCACAAACCGTTGTATCAGCGGCCTCGGTATATCTTACCAAGGGACGAAGTGTTGAAGAAGATGAAGAACTGATTCGTCATTTCATTCTTAATATTCTCCGTTCATACAAGAAGAAGTTTGGTCCTACATATGGTGATATGATTATTGCTATCGATAACCGTAAGTATTGGAGACGCAAGTACTTCAAAGCGTACAAAGCGAATCGTAAGAAGGCCAGAGCTAAATCTGAGTTGCCTTGGGAAACTCTCTTCAAGATTATGACAGAGATGGAGACCGTATTGCCTGACCACTTTGGTTATAAAACAATCAATGCTGAATGGGCAGAGGCTGATGATGTTATCGCTATTCTTACAAAGAAGTTCCACGTACATGAGAAGATTCTAATCTTGTCCTCTGATGGTGACTTCAAACAGTTACAAGGTCTAAAGAACGTCAAGCAATATAGCGGCATTCATTCCAAATTTGTGATTGAGAAAGATCCTACTTGGTGGTTAGTACAGAAGAAAATCTCTGGTGATAAGAAGGACGGCATACCTAACTGCAAGTCAATCGCTGACCATTTTATTACAGAAGGTATTGGTAATCAGAAATCAATCACCAAGAAGTTTCTGTCTAATGTGATGTACAAAGACCCTAAAGATGTGTTGACCAAGGAAGAATATGGTCGATACAAGCAGAATGAGTTCCTATTAGACTTCAACTTTATACCAGATTTTGTGACAAAGAACATCATGGAGAAATATGCTGTGCATGTTGAACCAACATCAAAAGGAAAGATATTTGACTATCTAATGGCCAATAGACTTCCTAGACTCATAGATGATATAGATTCATTCGTATAAATAGAACAATAACCCAACATAGAGATACATTATGGCACGTAAGAGCACCCTAGACATTTTGAATGAAATCGCAGCGACCTCAAGTAAAAATGAGAAAGTTGAAATCATCAAAGCAAATATTAAATACAAAGACTTCCTATTGACCTTGCGTTACGCATTGGACCCATTCATCAAGTTCAACATCAAGAAGATTCCAGATCACAAGAAAGGTTACAAGACCACACTAAAGTTCTCATCCATTGTCGAGAAACTAAAACAGTTGTCTAATCGTGATGTGACAGGAAAGAGAGCAATCAAGATGTTGTCAGCAACACTATCGATGTTATCTCCTGATGATAGAGAAGTTGTTATTCGTATCATCAAGAAAGACCTACGTTGTGGTATGGGCGCATCGACTGTTAACAAGGCACTCGGAGAGAAGTTCATTCCTGTCTTTGATGTGATGCGTTGTGCCAGTTACAATGAAAAGAATTTGACCAAGATTAAATATCCCGCTGTCATTCAGGCAAAGTCTGATGGTATGAGGGTTAACTTCTTGCTGAGTAAAACCGAAGGTGTCCGTGTGTTCGCACGAAGCGGCAAAGAGTTAGACTTGGGTAATAAGTTCCTTAAAGACCTCTCAAAGATGTTGTATCGTCCTGCACAGCACCAAGACTATCTAATCGATGGTGAACTGTTGATGCGTACCGATTCAGGTAAACCAATGGCACGTAAAAAGGGCAATGGTCTACTTACAAAGATTCAACGAGGCACCGCCCCGCAAGAAGTCTTCGATAATGTCTACGCTGTTATTTGGGATATCATTCCTGTGGACGATTGGAGAAACGGACTCTGTACAATCACATACGGCGAACGTCTTAAATTCATAAACAAACACTTTAATTTAGGTCTACAGAAAGATGGTGGTTATGAACGACTTGAAATGATTGAGAGTCGAATGGTTGATGACCAAGATGCTGCGGTTCAATTCTTCGAAGAGAAGTTGGCAGATGGACAAGAAGGTGCTATCATCAAGAACCTTGATGGTGAATGGAAACCAAATCGTGCTACACACCAAGTTAAGATGAAGAATGAGTCTACTGGCGAACTGATTATTAAAGCGGTAGTAGGAGGCACCGGTAAGTTCAGAGGTATGTTAGGTTCCTTTCTTTGCGAGTCGGCAGACGGACAATTAGTTGTGAACGTTGGTACAGGATTTACTGATGAGATGAGAAAAGAATATTTCACAGAAGACCTTGTTGATACCATTGTCGAAGTAAAGTACAATGAAGTTATTGCCTCTGAGAAAGCAGATGAGATGTCATTCTTCTTGCCGGTCTTTGTTAAGTTGCGTCCTGATAAGAATAAGGCAAACACTCTAAATGAATTGAAGAAAGGATGAGAAAATTCCAATACGGCGAGATAGACGATGACGGTAATGATGTTCTTGTCACCGTCACGGAAGAAGAAATTATTTCTATCTATGGTCCATATTGGGAAAAACAAATGGTGATGGTCGGCAAAGGAATGCTTATCTCGAAAGAGAGATGCATCGAAGACTGGGTAATTATCAATTGGGCATATGAGATATAAGTCCTTCTTATACCCTAATAAAATCTCTTTATAATCAATGTCTTGACACCACGGATGGTATCTGTATAATGGAGTAATAAATATAGATAATCTATATAGAGAGACACGTATGAAGACCAAGAAAGAATTTTTGAGTGAGTCGTCACTATCGCGGGTGCAACGCCAGTGGTCAGAACACGACACAGGTACTATCACTGCCTTTAGAGACAATAAAGATTGTGGTACAGGTGAGAAGTACACTACCAAGTCAAAGAAAGCTAGAAATGCGGTACTGAAAGCGAAATTACTTAAACGAGGGTTTGGTGTCACCAAGGTACAGGGTTCGTGGTATGAATCTGGAGATAAACTTGTGAACGAAGAGTCATTTTTCGTCACAGACCTCAAGAACACAGGCAAACTCAAGAAGGAATTGATTGTCCTTGGTATTGAGTTCGAACAAGATGCTATCACTTATGCGGATAAAGGAGGCGACTACTACGCCATTTCCACAAACGAGTGCGGTGATGCGTGGCCAGGATTCGGCAAACTACGCAAATCAGCGAAGCTGGGAAAACCGGTGTTCGGTAAGTCTGGTCTTGACGGTTTCTCTAAGGTCAATGGACGTGCCTTTGTGTTTAAAGAAAGTACTATCCTGACTAAACTGGACCATAGTCCAACACACATTCGTTCGATTCAACACATCGATGAGGTCGATATCTCAGACCTATAAATCTGGCTGATGTACCCATAAGCACAATCATTTCAAATACTTACGAAAGGGGCTTTACATGGCCCCTTTTTTTGCGTATAATGGAACCATAAATTGAGTTGAGTGAGAGATTATGGAAGAAGAATACGAAGTAGTTAAGATGTTCTCCGGTGACGGAACCCCTCATGTGTGTGGTTGTGGTGGCGAATACTTTGGCGTCTGTCCTGCTTGCGAAGATGTAAAAGAATTTGGTCATGTCCGCATGGGCGAAGAATTTTGGGGTTCCAAAGAAGAAACTAACGAAGAGTCCGAATCAAATGGAAAATAGAAAACTTATATTGGGAATTCTAAGTCTTGCTGAGGCAGGAAAGACCATTACAGAAATGGACGAATTCTACCAAGAATATCTTAATGTACGATTGACAGACAATCAACTTATTGATGAAGCGTGTCACATGGATGATTTATTCTTTGAAGTTCTTAAATGGGGTTGTTACGACACAGATATTCGGGAAAGGATTTGTGATTCTCATGCTCGGAGAATAATGAACAGAAATGTTCCGACATACGGTGATGGGTTACTATTCGCTGAAGAGTTCTGGAAAGAACTTCACAAAAAACAAAAATCACTAGGTTATGAGGTTATCGAATGACCTATGAAAAGTGGTGTGCCAAGGTCGGCATAATCCCTGATTCTGAAACAAGAGAAGCTTGGGATTACCAACAAAGATGTGTTGAAATAATCTTTGACAAGATTGAAGATTTTATTATAGAATCTGATGATAATCCCAAGGCCATTTTACATGAACCATATAGGTCTTTATTGAATAAAGTTCAACAACTAAAAGAGGAATATTACAAATGAAAAAGTTGTTATTAGTTGTACCGTTATTATTTTTAACTGGTTGTTTTTACCAGACAATTGATATGGAAACATATACAAAGGCTGAATACTTCTGTAAAGACAAGTCGGGAATCAAGACACTGACAGAATATTGGACCGGTCAGACCGAGGTTACCTGTCATGACGGAACTTTAATTAATTTAGTCAATATCAAGTTTAATCACAGAACAATGGAAACCATCAAATGAAAAAGTTACTATTAGTTGTACCACTGCTGTTTATGGTCGGTTGTACAGCGAGTGTTCCTGGCGAAGCTTGGAACTATGCTGATGATAAATGTTCCACAAACAACGGAGTGGGAAAAGTTACTTCTCAGGCCATTAGTTATCGTGGGTTGTTCAGCGCAATTTGTAATAACGGCGCAATATTTAATTATTCTGGCCGCTCTCTGGTGGCAAAATAAGCCCTGCTTATACCCATATAAGCACAATCATTTCAATAACTTACGTCAGCTGGTTGCCGGTGGTGGCCATACCTGTATAATGGAACCATAGATTGAGTGAAGAGAGAACACAAAATAATGAAACGACTATCACGCGCCATAGCACTGACATCGACACTCTTTGTTGATGTAACAGACCGCGGCGGAAAGCCATATATCTTGCATTGCCTCACGGTGATGAACAAAGTCTCACATCTTGGTGAGATTGCAATGATCTCCGCTGTTCTGCATGATGTCATTGAAGACACCCACTACACAGCATTAATGTTGAACGAGGCAGGATTCACGAAAGACGAAGTTGAGATTGTTGTACTGTTGTCAAAACTTGATGGTGAGACATACGAAGACTTTATTGATCGTTTGATTGAATCTGGTAACAAAACTGCCATGAAAATCAAAATGGCAGACATCGAGCACAACTCAGATATCACACGTTTGAAAGGTGTACGTGACAAAGACTTTGAGCGTATCAAGAAATACAACAAATCTTATCTACGCCTGAAACGTGCTTTGGCTGAATTGAAATGTTAAGTTTTAATATCAACAATTATGTGAAGGTTCGATTGACTGACGCTGGTCGTGCCGAACATAAAAAACAACATGATATTCTTTATGCCGGACTACCGTTCGATAGAGAGTATGTGCCTGTACAGGAAGACAAGGACGGTTGGTCGCGCTGGCAAGGATGGGACCTTATGAACACATTCGGTCACCTTTTGCGTCTGGGTAATATGAATCCTCCTTTTGACACGAATATCCTTATCGATGACAAGTCTTAGAATCAGACCAAGTCGGAAAGATGAATATGTGAATCAACAAGAATTCATCGACTTGATTAATGGTTTTGGTCGCAAGATGGACTTTATGTTCATGGCGACCAAGCATTTCAGAGAACGGGTGAATCATGTAAGAAATCACCGTAACTGGATTGGTATTCCTGAACTTGAAAGAATGTTCACAAGAATGTTCTTATCATATAATGAAGAGTTCCGTTGTTCACCAAGAGTCAAATATCTTGTGTATGATGCGGAATCTCAATTGAATATCGTCATGAACAAGAAGAAAGATCACACACTGGAACTCATTACTGTGTGGAGAAACGACATTGAGAACGTTACCAACACAGATTTTGACAAATTACTTACTGTATAAACCACAGGAAACTTGAAATTACTATGAAGATTATTAAGAAACTTAGATGGGCAGCATATAACGCATTTGGTCCAGTATTGATTACGGCGGGTATATACTTTGATATCGGAGGATTTGAAGTATTAGGAATCATGGCAATCTGGGTCACAATTATTATAGGCCTATTCGGATTCTCACAGGGTTTCGCCAAGGAAGTATCAAAGAAGGAAAAGAATGTTGATGATATTCTCAATCAACGTTCAATGCCGATATGGGTTGATGTGGTTGTAGATATTGTAATTGTTGTTTATCTTGCCTATGTTGGATATCCTATAACTGGATTCTTCTTCTTGTTACACATACTTGGATATAATGCCCTTGTAACAAATGTACGCGAGATAAAAGAGGCTAAAGAAGAGATTGTAGAATGAAAATCAATCAAATAGCCTACAGAAAAATTGATGTTGATTATGGTTATGACTGGAAACCTCTTAAGCCGACAGGAAAATGGAAATTAGAGACCACTCCACACAACGAAGATATTCATCTATGGATTGAACACAAAGGATGGTTTTTCAAGATATGGGTTCACGAAAGTAACATTGAATTCAGAAATGAAGTTATCAAAAATGTATTCGAGTGTGTTAAACCATTGATGTGCAAATATCGATTGATTGAGAGTGATAGACCTAGTAAACAGTGGCGAATTGTTGGCGAAGGTATCGTTATTTGTAATAGAAAGAAACACGACATTCCTGATATTGAGGGAACATCTATACAAATACAAACGGCCGATCTTGACTGGGAATATTACTACAGAGAAAACGATGAGTAAATCCTGCGGCAGCTGTAAATACTATCAACATCTTGGTGCTAGGTTTCGTGGAGGTCTATGTGACAAATACGATTACCGTACAGGACCAGATGTGAAGATAGGTAAGATAACACCTTGCAAAGGTTGGAAAGGCATCAAATACAAGAGAGTGAGAAACACAAATGGCCACAGTTTCATCTACCAATAATGTAATCGACACAACCAGAATATTCGAACTAAATAGATATATAGAGTTCAAGTCTGGAGACTTCACACCAATTGAACTTGATGAATATCGTCCTAAGAACCCAAATAAACGGGTTTCTGGCACCGAACCAATCTATAAACGAGTTGACATATTTGTATGAGTAAAGAAGATATACACGAAAAATCACTACGATTGATTGATGAACACTTCGATTCTATCTCGGATGAACAGTTCCTTGCTACTTGTATTGAGTGTGGTGTGTTTGAACACAAAGATATTGACAACCGCGAGGTTGAACGATGGAAAGCGTTCCTAGAGGCGTGTGATGCAGAGGAAGAGACTGAATAACGCTTGATTTTCCCACCGGTACCTGTATAATGGTACACTTATGTATAAATATTCACAGGTAATTGAATGACTATCTTTATTATGTGTTATCTGGCTGTTGGGTTAACCAACTACGTGTCATACAGAACACACCGTCCCTATAATCCAGAAGCAAACACCATTGTGGGTTTCTTTTTACGAAGCCTGTTATTTTCATTCTTTGTTTTTCTATGGGGACCGATGATGATTCCGAAGGGAAGTAGAACATTAATCTATCTCGCTTATGTGAGCAATGAAGAATATATGTCTGGGAAAATGAGAGCGATGAAAAAGAAACGAATAAAAAAGGGCAAGAACTTGGTTTGGACGCCATTGTTTAGGATGCGCGTAGAACGAGACAAGACCAAATACACTCGCAGAAAGAAACACAAATTACAGGATTGATTATGTACGATTATTATGATTCAACAGTTCCTTTTGAGACATTGAAAGGTGTAATATTAACAGACATTCAGGTTAACGATGGGCGAGATGAAATCACATTTCTCACTCTTGAAGGAAATCGATATAAACTGTATCACTCGCAAGATTGTTGTGAGTCTGTCACTGTGGAGGATATCTGCGGTGATTTTAGTGATCTGGTAGATACGCCAATTCTTCTTGCTGAGGAAGTTACCAGCAATGAGAATCCAGAAGGATACTCAAGAGATTGGCAAGAGTCGTTCACTTGGACATTCTACAAATTGAGCACCTTTAAAGGTTCTGTTACCATTCGTTGGTACGGAGAATCTAATGGTTATTATTCTGAGTCGGTTAGTTTCGTTAAACTATAGGAGTTTATTATGGGTATTGATATTGATGGTAAAATGATGGTTGGTGCATGGGTTGAAGATGTTGCTGAAAAACTTGAATTGGAGACAGGTGATGAATTATGGAAGTTTGTTGAAGATAATGAACTGAGTACAGCATCTCCTTATTACGATTCTGAACCTATGGAGTGGTTTATTGGTTTGACAATACCAGACACACCAATTTCCGAGGCCGGCAAATTGATTGGTTATATCAATGAAGCACAGAATAAATTAGCACCTTTACTTGGTGAAGACCTAATCATCGCTGGCTTGCCTAACGTTTGGTAATTGATATGTGGAAATGTAACAAATGCGACAAACATTGGATTGATAATGTACCAGGCGTAAATAGAGAACCACAAGACTGCGACTGTCGTGAATTTGATATAATGGATGAGGCCGGAGATGGATATAAACAATGGGCGGTGAATCACTATTGCGCTGCGATTAAATTTGCTAACTCCGGAGAGTTTCATCTTGTGAACAATACTATGAAAATCTTCGTCTATGACAACAACTCAAAATTAGAAACCTACGAGATAGGTGCCAACATAAATATAGAACACTACGCACACAAGGTATCATAATGGAATACAAATATAAAGCTGACGTTTACAGAGTTGTTGACGGCGACACATTCTACGCATCGGTAGATTTAGGATTCACAGTCTCGGTAGATGTCAAATTTAGATTGGCCGGAATCGACACATCAGAAATCTTCCGTCCTAAATCAGAAGAAGAAAGAACCCACGGACTCTTGGCAAAAGATAGAGTCTCAGAACTAATACTAAACAAACGAATCATTGTTATTTCCCACAAGACCGGCAAATATGGTCGCTGGATTGGAGAAGTAATACTTGACGATACCACTTTGACCCAAATCTTAATTGATGAAGGTTTTGAAAAACTAAAACAGGAGAAATAATGGATATTATTGATATCAAACTAATTTCAGGCGAAGAGTACCTTGCTGAATTGGTAGAAGACACAGATGAGGTCTACGCAGTTAGACATTGCGTTTCGGTACACGAAGATGTATCCCTCAACGCCGCTAATGGTATGCCATCGAATAGAGAAAAGGTTATGTCTCTATCACCAATTCTCGCGTTAGGCGACTTTGAACAGGTGCTTGCTATTAACAAACGACTTGTTGTGACCGCTGGCAAACCTACAGATGGCATGATCAAGATGATGGAAGACAAGTTTGGCAAAGAAGAAGGTAAAATCTTGACGCCTAATCATGGCGGCATCAAGACAGGTTCATCAGAGATTCTACTAAGTTGATCTTTGACCTATCCCATATACCTGTTATAACATACAAAGAGGGAGAAATCCCTATAAAAACAGGTGTGTATATAAAAGAAGGCAGCGAATTTCTTGAAGTATGGAAAGATGCTTCATTAGATAAAGTTAATGTTATACCATTTGCTTGGGTGAAGAAAGATATAGAAGGTATACCAAATACACTATCACTTACTATAAACGAGTTAAATGATTATTGGAATCCAGGCGATAACTTTGAAACATTCGAAATAACTAAAATCTCAGAGACATTTCACTAATGTCTTGACAGGTAAACCTTGGTGTCCTATAATGGACACTTGAACTATATTATGGAGAACAACCATGGCAACAACAGTACCAACATCAATCGTATTACCATCAGACGACAAATCTCGCAAGGAGATTATGGGCGCAGTTAAGGAGATTAGTGTCGCCTTAACCCATATCGACGGCCAGAAAGAACAGATTAAGACTATCGTTGAAGATATCGCACTTGGTTATAAGTCTAATGGTATTACAAAAGCAATGATTAACAAGATTGCTCGTATCTATCACAAGCAGAACAAAGATGTTACTTTTGGTCAGAATGAAGACCTTGAGACTCTTTACGAAACAATCTTCCCTGCATCAGAATAAGGTAAACTATCTATGAATGGAAAAAAAGCAAAAGCCTTACGCAAGGCAACAAAAGAACTTTTCAATGCAGACGCATCAGAGAAACTATTCATGCCTTGGAATCCACCTGAGTTTATGAGGATTCCAGGAGAGTCTCCTGATATGGACAGATACATCAAGGTAAAACCAGGCAAGTCCTGTGAACTAGACCCAATGTGTGGTCGTGCAATGTATCATAAGTTGAAAGCTTCTTATCAGAACCCAAGTAACACTGTCGAACTGTAATGAACAGAAACTACCACTATTTCATTGATGAAAATTATATAGACCACGGAAGAAATATCTATGACGATAAAATTCCGGAAGTCGGAGATATAATCGAACCTCTTTGTGAAAGGTGGGAAGTTCTTGGTTTAAAATTTCATCATTACTTTGACGCTTTGCCAGGAACATACGAAATTGTTGGTTTAGAAGTTAAACCTTTTAAGGATTAAATTATGAAGTTAATACTAAGTCCAAAAGATAATCTTTGCAAAATGATATTAGAGAATGTCAGTGGATATGCTCTTGAAGGTCCAACACTTGTCGTTATATTTGACAGTGGCCGAACAAGAAATTATCCTCTGGAACATATCTGGTATTATGAGAGTCATGTAGATTATCACAAAACGGAACCTTTGAAGTAATGGCAAAGAAACATCCTCTACATGAGTTCATACGTCTATTCTCTCCTGGTGTGCAATACAGCAGGGGAGAAATCAAGACGATTGCCAAGACCAACGGATATATTATTCCTGGAGAATTCTGGGAAACATATAAAGTTGGCCGAGGCAAATATGGAGTCACCAAGAAAGCAAAAACTACCGGCAAAGATTGGAAAAAGGATGACTTCACAGTAACGATAACAACCCACTATGAATTCCTTAATGTTGTTGAAGTTAAACACATCGAAACAGGAAACCATGGTTTAACATCTTGTGAAAAGAATTCTATAGAAGAGAAAACAGAGATTCTTATGGAAACTCTGTCTCCTTGGCCTGTAGTTGTGGTTGATACCGAGGAAGAATAATGTCTATTACTATGTTCACTGTGGTAGTTCTGTTGGTTATCGCCTACGCTACTGCTGTGGTGATGTTATACGAATGTGGCAAATATGTATATTGTTCTTGGAAAGAGTGGTATAAAGATATGTTTCACTTCAAAGATATTGACATTACCAACGACAAGTAGTACAATGGTTAAAAATTTGGAGAAATTATGAAATTATGTAGTATGACTCACTTCGATTTAGACGGAGTAGGCAGTAAGATATTCGCAGACAAGATTTTCGGTCCTATATCAGGACAAGAAACCATCTATAACAAATGTTCTGGTTATGGCAAAATCGACCAGAATGTTCAACATATGATTGACAAAGGATTCGATTCTATTGTCATCACAGACTTAAACTTTACCGTAGAACAGATGCAAGTAGTTGTTGATAACTTCGACAATGTGTTTTTCTATGACCACCATGACGGTTCAGATGAAGTTGTAGAGAAATTCAAAGACCATCCCAATATGAAACAATGTATTTGGACAAAGGAAATGAGTGCCACTGGCATTATGTTCAAAGAGTACATCAAGTATCTGAAGCTTCAACACGATTCAACACCTTCAATGGAAGAGGCAGAACTGGCCATGTTGTGTGATGTCTATGATGTGTGGAGACAAGAACACAAACTATTCACCAAGGCATTCAAACTGAATCAACTATTCTGGAGATATTCGTTCTGGGACTTTGAGAAGAAATTTGTTGATGGATTTGAAGGATTTTCGGCCGAGGAGTCAGAATTCCTTGAACAACAAGAATTTTCTATCAGAGAACAACTTGAAGAGGTGCCATTAGAGGAACATGGTGATACTTGTATGACCATTATGGTATCTGATGGTTCACAACTGAACTGGGTTGGTTTGGTGCATCCTGAAATGGAAGTGCTGTTCATTATAATGCATGATTCAATCAATGATGAATACAAACAGTCTGTTAGAGTTAAGAATAGACCAACCATCAATGTGAATGATATCCTACGTTCTCAAGAGAACAACAATGATATGATTGTCAGCGCTGGTGGCCATGCGGCCGCAGGTGGTATATCTTTCGTTAAAGGTACTACACCTCAAGAGATACTTAAATACAACAAAGAAACGTTATCAGTTTTGATGACCGATTTGCCTTGGTAGGGAGAATATCATGAAAGAAGAAATTGAAAACAACGAACACATCATAGCACCTAATTTCTCTATCGAGGTAGAGAAGTATGTGTTGAAGAACAAAACGACCTACATGGATGCTGTTATCGATATCTGTGACAAAGAAGGCGTTGAGATGGATTCTTTGAAAGGTGCCTTAGATGATAATGTTAAGAACAAGATTATGTACGAAGCACGTTCTTTAAGGATGATGAAAGATAACGAGTTGCCCGAATCTCTGTTTTAGATGAATGGATATGAAGTATGTAAACAATACATATCTGTAAAGTTACACTTCACACAAGACCAGTTTGACGCCACAAAGTATGCTAGCGTAAAATTTACTCCAGATAATTATAACAATAGAAACGACCGTAAGTTTTTTGAGTATATAGGCAGAAAATTCAAATCAAAGGAGATTAAATCTTTCTTTGTTGCGAATATGGTTGAAGGTGAGAAGTACATCATCGATATGGTGGATAACCTTGAGTTATCGGTTTCCACCTACAACCGTTGGAAAGGTCGTATGGAGAGTTTGAGTTATATCTTTAGGGATGATAGCAAAAACATTCTCGCGTTCATGGAATCAAAGGACCTTTCTTTTAATGACCTATTCAAGACAGATGAACACAAGTTTCCTATCATTGCAAGATTAGTGATGGAAAAGAAGGTTCATTTTGAAACATACGTTATTATGGAAAAAGTCTTGCACTTTTCTGCCGGATTTGATAAAATATACCAATCAGACCACAATCATATTTGGAATGATTTTTCTTTAAGGATGAGAAAATATAATTACTTCTTTAAGTATGTGGACGTTGAGAAATTCAAGCATATTATGAAGGAAATTTATATCCAGAAAGGATAAATACCACTGTAGGAGCAAGTCCTGCAATACAATTAACTAGGCGCTAGGGTGAATCCCGCAAGCCAACAATTAGGAGAAAAACATGACTTTTGCAAGCATGAAGAAAAACCGTATGTCCTTCGATGACCTATCATCAAAACTAAATGAAGCGTCAGGCGGCAGTAAAAACTACGATGATGAACGTGTATGGTATCCAAAGACAGATGATGTCGGTAATGGATATGCAGTAATTCGTTTCCTTCCAGCAAGTGAGAACGATGAACTACCATTTGTACAGATGTACGCGCATGGTTTCAAAGGTGGCACCGGTAAATGGTACTTTGAGAACTGTCCTACTACATTAAACAATGACTGTCCTGTGTGTGCAGCTAACCGCGAGATTGTAGAATCTCATGGTGGTTGGGAATCTACACCAAAGGACGTTAAGGACGGCGTTATCCGCAATCGTAAGCGTAAGATGAACTACTACTCTAACATTTACGTGGTAAGCGACCCTGAGACACCTGAGAACGAAGGAAAGGTCTTCTTATTCAAGTATGGTAAGAAGATTATGGACAAGTTGCAATCAGCAGCTGCTCCAGAGTTCAAAGACGAAACAGCAATTCAACCATTCGATTTTTGGGATGGTGCTAACTTCAAGTTGAAGATTCGTAAGGTCGACCGTCAAACCAACTATGATTCGTCTTCTTTTGAAGACCCATCACAACTGTTGCCTACTGACAAAGAAATGGAGAAAGTGTACAAACAAGAATACACCCTTTCTGACCTGATTGCGGCAGATAAGTTCAAGGAAATGGATGACCTACAAAAGAACTTTAACCGTGTTGAAGGTAACACAACTGCCGCTAAACCTAGTGTTGATGAGTCTCTTGACGAACCAGCACCAGTAGATAAGATTGCTGAGAAGCCAGTCTTTGGTGGCAAGAAAGATAAAGCAGACGAACCTAAGGAGACGCCAGTTGTCGAAGCATCAAGTAATGATGACGATGATGACGCACTATCTTACTTTGCGAGTCTAGCAGAAAGTTAAACAATACCTGTAGTGTTGTTATTAAAGGGACCTTCGGGTCCCTTTTTTTATGCGCCGGCAGCCTGTAACATCTGGTTGCCAATGTGTGACTGTTCTGGTGATGTTGCAGAAGGAACTTGAGTTTTAATAGTTGTGTTCTTTGTAGTGGTAACAGTCGGCGCTGATATTGTTGTTTGTTGGATTTTTTGGGTTTGTTTTTCATTTAGACCTTGTTGTGCCGAATAAACTCCAGCAGCTGTAGAAGGTTTAGAAGAAGCAGCAACTTGTTTGTCAAGGTTGGCCTGTTCTACACGTTTTGCAGCGTCACCAAAGAAATCAAAGTAATCACCCACAGTTGCATCAGTAATTGGATTAATCACCATTGTAGAAATACTAGCAAGAACGTTATCCATCGCTGAGGATATAAATGTTGATATGTTTGTTAGAACATTTGTTACTAATCCAACAATAGACATTATTGATTTGGTTAACTTATCTCCAATAAAACCAGCTATATTACTAACCCAAGGTATTGCCTGGTTAATATATCCCATTATGTCATCGCCTATTGAAGAGAATTTATCTCCAACCCAACTAAGGATATCTGTTAATCCTTTTCCAATGGATGGTATTAAGTTTGCAAATACTACACCAACATCTACCATGGCTTCATCAAACCATACTCCAACAGAAGTGAAGAAATCAAACACCGCTGAACCCGCCAGTCTGCCAAAGTCTGATAGTATTTTTGGGTCAATTCCGAAAGCATCAAGAATTCCTTCACCGAGACCAGCGAGGCCTCCTGCTATAGCGCCGCCGATTCTTAATACTATATTATCTCCCTCTGAACCGGCCCACATCTTCTTCATACCGTCAGCGATGTTATCAAATGAAGAGAAAATGGCATATGCTAGTGTCGCAGCAATCGCCCACGGAGCGACCCTCTTCAACAAGAATTTACCTATGCCCAAGAGACTTTTAGTAATAATGCTGAATATTCCCATTGCAGCGATTTTAATCTTATCAAAGATTTTACCAAAGAATCCGACCTTCTTTGTCTTCTTTGTTTCTTTTTTGGGGGATAGGTCGTCTTCTCTGCTCGCTTCTCTTTTTTCCTCTGTTGAGGGCGCCAGTTCTCCGACCGCCTTTTCTAATCCAGGAGCTTTGACTATGATTCCTCCAGTTAGAGCATCATGTAATGCCGTGCTGGACTTCTTTTCTTCAAGTTTTTGACCTGTAAGAGATTCATATATCATACCCAGTTTATTGTTCATCGAAGAGAATATGCCTTCTTTAGGATTACTCTTCACAATCGCTTTGGTTTGTTTCTCTACTCTTTCATCGGCCGATGTTTCTGTTTTATCATCACCTTCTTCCTTCTTGTCTTCGGATTTAGAAAACAATGAACCGAAACCTTTACCAATGTCTTTTGTAATACCTTTGCCGATGTCTAGTCCAGCCATCATCAATGGAGAATCACTGAGTTCGGCCATGATGGTTTGACTCATCATATCTCCTGCTGAGGCGAGCCCTTTCTTGATGTTCTCGCCACCTTGACCAGCTTCGGACGAGGTTCTTTTCACCACTTGTACTACCGAACCCATACCTTCTTTGAGGGCGCCTAGGGCGCGCCTTACAGATTCAGGCGTTACATCCGATACTGCTTCTCTTGTGTTTTCAATAGCCATTTACTTTCTCTCTTCCGATTTCTTTTTTAGTCTTGCTATAACCATACTAGAATATACCTCTCTTTCAAAAGGTAACATATTCTCCAATTCTGTTAATGTGAAACCATATCCTTCATGAACCAACTCAAAATTTAATATGTAATAATCCGAAAGGTCCCCATCTCTGAGGATTACACTAAAAAACTTTCTAGTCCCTCGATAAGAATATCGTCTTTATAACCGCACGATTCACAAACAAATTGAACACTCATACTAAGTTTAGGCAAATTCGCGTAATAGTTTTGAATCTTCTCAAACTGTTCTTTTGTTAATGTCTCAATCCAGGCAATAGCGTCTTTCCTGTCAACTGTTGACATATCGGTAACATCGTCACCATCATATGTGTATTTGATTGTATCTACGATGATGCCAAACATACCATCAATATCAGTGTCAGAGATACCATTCAGTTTTTCCGCTAGTTCATAATTAGGCAACCTCATCTCAACACCAATCGAATCTGTTAATTTAATAACAGGATCAACATCTTTGTTAATAACTTCAACCTTATTAAGGTCAATTCCCATATCATTTATATGGTCACACTTATCTTTCTTCTCTGGATCATCTTTGTCTTCGATGATGTTCTGGCAACGGAATGAGAACTCAGCGATATCTCCTTTAGACTTCATACGAAGATGTAGGAAGATATACTCAATATCAATAATTGGCATCTCTTCGATTTCAAACTTGTCGAATGTACAATTATTGATGACCTGCATTATCGCGGTAATCTTTTCTTTCTCATCATCAGAAGACATGGCCATTAGAAGTACCTTTTCCTCTTTAACAAGGAATGGTCTATAATCTATATCCTTTCTACTCGAAGGTAGAGTTAGTTTATATACTGGTGCGTCTATTACTGGTAATCCCATTTCATACTCCTATACATAATGTATCATTATTAGTTATTTTATTTATCACTAGAAAAATCTATCATTCAACTTATCAAGAGCTTTCAATGTGGATTCTCCACCAGGAACAGAAGCTGTGGCAACTGCTTTCAATAAGTCTCCGCCGGTGGTGATGTTTTTATTTGTCAATCCTTTCAGTGTCGCAGCAATATCCGCGGCAGAACGTTTGATTGGTTCGTACTTCCAAGACCTATATGTAAATGTTACAGTGAATGTCTCAATCTGGTCCTTTATATCATAACCAATTTCAATCTCAGAAACGGATACTGGATAAAGTTGTTCGAATGTTACAACGTGTGATGGGAATTGCATTGCATCAAACTGATAGATGTGTATATTGCCGATATACTCTTTATAGAAACTCATATGGTTTCCATTGTTGTGTTCACTACTCTTTAATAGTCCAATCCAATCTACGAACATTCTGTATGAATTAAAATCAATATCATTATAGAATGTCAGTGTGATTGGTTCATATATTTTCTCATAAGGCATCTTGAACATTACGCCACCAGACTGAGCAACATCATGTGTACTAAAAGATATACCAGGAAACGTTGCATGTGAACAGTTAAGTCCTACAGACCTAAGTTCTCCATAGTTGCCTTCATTTGTTTTATTGCCAAACAGGTCTGTGAAGTTCTTTGTGATGTCAGATACTTTGCCAGCATCCTTCATTCCTAACTTAGTAGGAGGAAATACTTGAACCATATATTTGTTAGGTTTAGCGTATTCTCCAACAACTGTCTTTAGTGTTGCTATATCGATGCCCATGTTAGATCATTCCCATTGAGTCGCGGTATATGGCCGCTCGTGATTTCTTCTTAAACTTCGCTAGTGGTAACAATGCCACATATTCCCAATCATCAGGTTCGATAATCAGTGGTGGACTAGATATTTGTGACCACAGGTAACGATGTACTGTTGGTGTAAACTCTTTATACTTTGCCGCAGCATTAAGCATTTCGTAACTTGCCTTGATACGTGCGTTCTCTCCTTTGCCTGTCATTGTCTGCATCAGTGCCAGTAACAGATTGATACGAGGCTTCGCTGGAAGATAGTGTAGATTCAGCGCAAGGAATCCATCAGAATACATTCCGATTGGAATAATTAGAGGTAATGCGTCATAGTATGGTAACGTATCACTATGTTTTGGGTTATAACCCATCAAGTACATCTTGCCAATAGTTGGTCGTGAAGATTTACCTATGCGTTTGCCTTTAGACTTATTAATCTTATCTTTCAACCATTTGCCCGAACGAACTTGAGCGGCCCTTGACGGCGAACGCTTCAATCTCTTTAAACTGTCAACTACTTCTGATTCTGGCATAAATTATTCCTTGGTTATCATTTATTTATGATACTTTTCAAATCTTTCTCTGTCAAAACCTTGAATTCTGCATTGTTTTTCTTAGCAAATGCCTCTGCTTCGCGCCATTTCGATTGATTTTTAACGTATGTCATTACTTCATTCAGATATTTTCTAGTCTTCCTACTTCTCTTCTTTGGTTCTTGTGTCTGTGCGAATGGTTTGATTTCTATCAACAATGTTTTCGTGGTACCATCTGATGCCTTCATATTTATAGTGAAGTCGATGTGGTAACGGTGTATGCGTCCATCAGTTTCACACACATAAGGTATGATAGTCTCTTCTGATTGCCAGAATAGTATTGCAGGATTCAAGTCACAGTATTTACAGAAAGACTTCTCCCATCCAGAGCGGTATACGATGTTATTCACATCACCAACATACTTCTCTTTGTTGATTGGAGTAAATTTTCCCTTTTTGTAGTTGTAGGCCATAGTTTGGTCACATAAATATATAGTAATACCATATTTATTTCAAAGGTTTATATATAAATGGCAAGCATACAAACGAAAATCTCAAGCACAATCAGATCCAATATTGGAGATAAGGTTGACAGTGCTATTAATAAAGTAAGCGGCCTTGGTTCATTGAATAAAAAACGAGGACTATATAAACCTCAACCAGAATCCATCACCGGACAACAATATCCAGAAGATTTGTTATCGAATCCTGAATATGGTGAGTTCATTGTGTTCAAGAATACAAGGTCAAAACCACAAGAAATCTTCGGTGATGATATTATAAAACCTGAGATTGACAAAACTAAAAAGGAACAGAAGAGTCCTAGTAGATTCGACCCAACTAAGAAGAAAGGCGACCACAGTTATATATATCTTTACGTTCCTGTTAATAGTATGTTGAACGGTGTTAGTTTAGGATGGGATAGTTTAGAAACTGGTGGTCCTCTTGCAGGATTGGTAGCTGATACTCTTGAAGGAAAATTATCTTTGGCGAGCGCAGGCGAAGCGGCCGCTTCAGCGGGAGTAAAGAGTCTAGGTTCATCAGGCATCGGCGCAATGGTTAAAAGAGCACAGAAAATTCAATATGACCCGAAGATTCGTTCACAGTTCACAGGCGTTAATCTAAGAACATTTGTATTCAGGTTTGATTTTGTTCCCCGTAGTTACGAGGAGCTAAAAGAATCAATGGAAATCATCGACAGGTTCAGATACAACAGTCTACCAGATATATCATCTGGAGGACAATACATCTATCCGGATGAGTGGTCTATAGATGTTATGTCAAAAGGCAAAAACGATAGTGCTGTGAGTCTAGGTATTTTAACTTCGAAAAAATGTTGGTTGACCAGTGTATCTGCGGACTACACAGCGGGCCAAGTATGGAGTACGTTTGAAAGCGGACATCCTGTTAAATTTGGTGTTTCTTTGCAGTTCACAGAGGATGAAACATTGAATAGAGATTCACTTTGGAACGGAGTTGTATAACGATGTATTTTCAAGACTTACCTACTACAACATTTGAAGGTTTCGAAATGGACAATATTACTGTCAAGTTTGAAATCAACAATTCGCTGAGAAATGATACAAACAGATACGACCTATATACAGTGAAAGAAAATGAGAAACCAGAGGACGTATCATATATGTTCTATGGTAAAACCGAATACCACTGGATTGTATTGTCAATGAACAATATGATTGACCCTATACACGATTGGTTTATGAATGATGTAGAGTTAACGAAATACACAGAATTCAACTATGACGATATCGCAGCGGCACATCACTGGGAACTTGATGGTTATGTTGTTGATGAAGGTACACTTGGTGCCGCTGCGGTATCAAACTTTGAACACGAAGAGAGATTGAACTTTCAGAAGAAAGAAATCAAGGTGCTTAAGAATGTATACATACAACAGTTGATACAAGAACTAAAGGACAATACTAAGAATGGCTGAGACGCTTGAATGGCAAAATCCTGGTGATTACCAGTTGATTAAAGCCGAATTGGTACTATCTGGTAACGAAAGAATTGATATCAGAGAACATATGGCCTATATAGAGATATATGAAGATATCTTTATGAACTATATGACTTGTTCGTTCAAGTTGATGGATTTGGAGGGCATGTTCGAAAGCAAGGGTTTCACAGGAGAAGAAAAACTAAACTTCTCATTCAAAACATCAGATGTTCATCACGAACACACAAAGACTTTTGACATCACAAAGATTTCAGAGTTTGATTCTGGTGGTGACTTTGACAGATACTATAGTTTCAAAGGTACCACAGAGGGCGCCTTCAAGAATGAGAACACTAGAATATCTAAGTCATATAGTGGTCGACCAGAGGATATAATTGGAACCATTCTTGAGAAGACAATGGAAATGATTCCTTCTGATTGGTCTAAGATGTACGGTTATGATATAACAAAGTATGATAGAGATATGGTTGTGCCTAATTGGAAACCATACAGACTATTCAATTACTTGGGTTCAACCAGTATCGATGGTTTCAGTGATAACGATTATGATACAGGATATATCTTCTATGAGAATTCTGTCGGATATCAGTTCAGACACCTCCGTAATTTGTACGAAGAAAATGAACCGTTCGAAATCTTTGAAAGAGTCTCTGGTGTGAAAGGCGATCTTGAAACAGCTACAAGTCATAAAGTTGAACAAGTTGTTGACCATCTTACAAACGCAATGACTGGTGCTTATGCAAATACTATCATTGAACACGATATAATCAACAAAAAGATTACAACTACAACCAATTCGTATAATGAAGATAGAGAGATTAAAGATCCTATGGTATACAACAGGGAGTATTCTCCCAACAACCGTGTAACCATGATGTCAAGTAATTACGATATGGCCAAGGCGAAGTATTGGGGCGCTGTTACCGATAGAGATAAGAGATTGTTCGATGGTTTCAAGATTAATCTTGTGGTTCCTGGCAATAGTAATATCACCGTAGGACAAACGGTTAAATATAAGATGGCATCTTGTTTAATGACAGAGGAATGGAATAAAACACACAAGAGATTTCCTCAGAAGTTCTTGATTACAGCAGTTCGTCACAGTATTAGTGTGTTATCGACCGGCGAATCAGAATATAATCAAGTTCTTGAACTAAGAAGTGATAGGTGGGTAGAATAATGGGCATCGAATCAGCAACAAACACAATGTTCACCGGCATGGCCGGAGTTCCTATGTTCTATGGTGTCGTAGAAGACAGAAACGACCCAATGAAACTTGGTCGTGTTCGTGTCAGAATCTATGGCATACACTCAGAATCCAACAAACCTGACGATTTCACTGGTTCTGGTATCGCGGTAGAAGACTTGCCGTGGGCATATCCAATTCTGCCAATCACCTCTACCGGTATGAACGGTATAGGAGAGACTCCACTTGGTCCTGTCGAGGGCACCAATGTAGTAGGGTTCTCGCGTGACGGCAAGTTTATGAACGACCTGGTGATACTTGGTGTCATTGGAGGCGTTCCGGGAGAGTCTTCGAAGAACAAACAGGCGTCCGGAGTCGGATTCTTTGACCCAAATGAACAATATCCAAGAGAAGACTACTTGGACGAGCCTGATACTAACAGACTTGCTCGTGGTGAGAAGATAGACGAGACTATTGTTCAACAAAAAACAGATGGCGAGAAGAAAGGCATACCGAACGCAAACGGTACCGGTACTTGGGACGAAAAACCGAATACCTACGATGCTGAGTATCCGTTCAATCACGTTAAAGAGAGTGAATCTGGACATATCAGTGAAGTTGATGACACACCTGGCGCTGAGAGATTACACACATATCACAGAACTGGCACATTTGAAGAAATAGGACCAGACGGTTCGAAGATGACCAAGGTTGTCAAGGATGATTATACGATTATTCTTGGTGACAATAAGGTTAATATCGTTGGTCGTTGTGATGTTCACATAGAAGGTGATGCGAGTCTATACGTTAAAGGAAATGTAGAAGAACAGGTTGATGGAAATGTCAACTCGGTTGTTGGTAAGAATCTATCTGTTAATGTTGCTGATGATACAACGGTTGTAACTGGTGGAAATACCTCAATTACAACCGAAGGAAACACTTCAATCTCTGCTGGTGGAGATACCTCGATAAATACTAGTGGAAATACATCTATCAATTCTGACGGCACAACAAACGTCACTTCTGGAGGTAAGATTTCTATTCAAGGAGACAATGTTAGTATCAATGGCGGTTCTGGTGTAATCACAGGAGAATCAATTTGTCATTTAACAGGTCTACCTCACGCTGATAAATCTAGTCAAGTAACTTGCGGAAAATAAAAAGTGGCATTAAATAAAATAGATTTAAGAAACAGAATCATAACCGAGTTCTTCGATCACGGAGCTGCGGTCGGTAATGAACACTCATACGCCTTTCAACTTTCTGAGTCGATAGCAAATGCTATTGTTGAAGAAATCATTGAAAATAAGGTATCGATCCTTAATGTAGAAGGCCTTGCTGCGGACCTTGAGTACGCTCTTACAGAGGCCCAATACATAGGTCTTACTCAAGGTAATGAGACCGACTTACATTATCACGACTATGACAAATACACCGGTTGGAATCTATTAACAGATGGTGCTGGTAGTACAGTAATTGGTTCTGATTCTAGTGTAGATTTTGTTGGTGGCACCAATGTTAGTCTTACTAGAGTTGATGATGTAATCACAATCAACAATGATATATCACCGTATATACATCCTTCATATGTTGTAACAGACATCAATACCTCTGGCGCGACTATTGTTGATAGTATCACAACTACCACACAAGGTCATATTTCGAATATGACCACAAGAGTTCTTACAACATCTGATATCGGTGCTTTGCCTACCTCACTCAAAGGCGCAACTGATGGACTTGCTGAACTTGATGGAACCGGAACTGTTCCTCTTTCACAAATTCCTCTATTAGACCATAATGTCAAACTTGAAAATCTCCAAGGAGGCGCCGGTGGTGATTATTACCATATGTCTCCTGCTGAGTCAGAGGTCATAAAGACTGCTTTTGATATACCAACAGACCTTAGTGATGTAACATACACTACAAATAATTTCTCATTTACGGCACAAGATGATAATCCTAGAGATATATTTCTAAGTCCTGATGGAACTAGAATGTGGATGATTGGTGATACAACTAATACAGTATACGAATATGACCTAGGTACTCCTGGAGACCCAAGTTCTGCTGTATATAATAATGTGTTTTTCTCTATTACAGGAGAAGAAAGTACTCCAACTATGTTACAATTCCATCCTGATGGAGATATTATGTACATCTTTGGTAACGGAACCAAGGAGATTATTCAATATCCATTAGGCACAGCATGGAGTCTTGCGACTTGTGGTGCAACCAATGGCATTACCGTTACATCTGGTATCGCTTCGTCAGCTGGTGTGTGTATTAGTGCAGATGGTAAGTGTTTCTATTTTCATGACCTTGCATGGTCAGAGACAAGAGGATTCTTACTTGCAACACCTTGGGATCTGAGTACTATTAGTGCAACATATGATTTTGGAATTAACAGCCCTAACTTCTATGGCCTGTGGGCGCCGGCCGGCGGAACAGTTTTATACGCACCTGCAACATCAGGCGTTGACGCCGGAGATTTAATCTCATATAGTCTATCTACACCTTACGATATCTCTACTGCTGTTCAAAACGAAAGCACATTTACTTTATCTGGTGCAGGAACCAAACGCGGTCTATATTTCACTACAGACTCTAGTAAATTCTACAGTGTTGTTGACGATGATATTGTTTACGAATATGATACAAATTATGTTCCAGAATTATCAATAGTCGGCCACCTTCACGTTGATTCTGATATTCTATTAAGTAACACGATTAACGACCCTATGCATATCATAACTATTGATAGATTATCAGATCACATAGGTTCATCGGGTATTGTCGATGGTGCAGCGATAACCGATAATTTAAACGGAACCATTAATATCGCGGCCGGCGAGTGTTTAATAAGACCATCGGATAGCGTTCATGCGGAGTTGATAAGTTCGACATTTGAAGGAGTAACTGGTTTAACTCTTACAAATTACGCAACAAACTTTGTATATGTATATTACAATGCTGGTACTCCAATATTCCAGGTTACAACAGACCCAGCAATTATAAACATGAGAGATATTGTTGCTCACTCTATTATTGTTAGAGAAGATAACCACCTAATTATTTTGCATGTAGGCGAGGACTCGATTGATTCCAACGCGAAACAACGTGTAAAGTCATTCTACACAGAAACATTCAAACGAGCAAATGGCGGAGCAGTAGTTTCGAATCCATCAGACCTATATATAGCCTGTACTTCTGGTGTATTCTGGTTCGGTTTTACAGAGATTGACCTACCAGCATTTGATAGTACCGGCGTAGATACATTTGAATATTACTATACTGCTGATAACGGTGCTAATTGGGTAGTATCTGACCAATCACAAGTAGATAATACATATTACAATGACATAACAACCGGTCTTGTTGCTATTGGAAACAACAGATACGTAAACCATTGGATTTACTCTGTTATGAGTACAGAAGGTGATTCTCATTATGCTGTTGTATACGGCCAAGATGACTATCAACTTTTAAGTGATGCACTAACAGAGAATCCTCCTTCTCTTCTTCCTCCATCGATATCTGGACTAGGCATTCTTCTTGGCGTTGTAACCCTTAATGAAGGCGACACTGTTTTAGAAAGAATAGATTCTTCATTCACAACAACTTTCGGTTCTACACAGATTTCTAGTCACCTTAATCTATCTGATATTGGTACGTACACACACGTACAAATTGATGAATATATCGATTCTGATAAGAATCATAATGATTTGGTGAACATGCAAGGTGGAACCACTGCTGAGTATTATCACCTAACATCTGCTCAACATACAGACCTTACAAGCGGCACAGATATAACTCTTCACAGTCATGCTATTTCAGGCATCACTGGATTACAGACCGCGCTAGATGGAAAAGTTAGTGTATCGTTACTAGGTGTTGCTAATGGCGTTGCCACCCTGGATTCTTCTGCATTAATTCCAACAGCGCAACTTCCTTCATATGTTGATGACGTTCTTGAATATGCGGACCTTGCGTCATTCCCACCAACCGGCGAAACAGGAAAAATCTATGTTGCTCTCGATACTAACAAAACTTACCGTTGGTCTGGCAGTGCTTATGTTTATATTACTTCTGGTGCAGTTGATTCTGTTAATACTTATACTGGAATAGTTGTATTAACAACTTCTGATATTGCAGAAGGTACGAATCTATACTACACAGAGGCGAAAGTATCTGCTAACACTGATGTTGCGGCGAATACTGCTGCAAGACACACACATTCTAATAAGGCACTACTTGATACATACACACAGTTAGATGTTGATATAGCTGACGCGATTACCAAGGAACACGTACACGGTAACCTAGTGTTATTAGAAACATATGACCAAACAAACGCTGATATTACATCCGCTATTTCAACGGCACATACACATACTAATCAGGCCGTGCTTGATGCAACAACTGCTTCATTCCTATTAGCTGACGAATCCAAGTTAGACGGAATCGCTGACACTGCTGATGCGTATGTATCTTGGGACTTCACTACCGAAACAGCTGGTAATCAGAGCATCGGTTCAAGTGACCTTGTTACATTTGGCGCGACTGGTGGCGCAACAGTAACACACATCGGCAACACGATTACAATTGGCGCAGGTTCAACATATAGTCTACCTGTTGCAGATACCGGCGTTCTAGGTGGTGTATTAGACGGCACAGATATTGAGATTGATTCTTCTGGTAATGTATCAGTCGTTGATAATAGTCACAATCATCTTTGGGAAAATATCAGTGATGTACCAGACCTTGGTTCTTTCACATATGAATATACATCAACACAAGGGCAAACAGTATTTGACGGTGCTGATAACAATACAAATGTTCTCGAATATGTACTTGGTTCTGTTATGGTCATGGTTAATGGTTTTGTTATACCTAAGGCCGAATATACAGAAACTAGTACAGCAATCATCACTCTTTCTGTTGGTCTTAATCTAGGCGACATTGTTGAAGTATACGCTTTAGGTGGAATAGCAAACGGCGGTGGTGAAGGTGGTGGAGATGTTAGTGAACTCGCTACATTAACAAAGACATTCACCACAAACGAAACATATGATATGACTTTAATTAGTGCATTGACTTCGGCTCCTGTTGTTACTGTTACTAAAGAAGTTGCACAAACTGGACTAACTAATAACGACTGGGATGTAGATGCTGTTGAAACTGGATATGATATTGAAGACACCTCTTATTCTACTGGCGTTACACCCTCTGGTACTACTGGTGATATTACTCTTACACTAGCTGATACGGCTGGTAGTGGTGTTGTTCCTGATTTAGCTACTACGACTTATGATTGGACAGAATTCACTTCTAGCGAAGAATCTGGTATGTGGGGGTTAGCATTTAAACCCGATGGAACTAAGATGTATGTGTGTGGTACTGCTACTGACACAGTTTACCAGTACTCATTATCTACAGTGTGGAATGTCGGAACAGCCACATATGACTCAAAGAGTGTTGGTGCTCAAGATATTGCGCCAACAGATATTAGTTTTAATCCTGCCGGTACTAAAATGTACATTGTTGGGGTAGGTGGTGGAAAGGTAAAGCAATTTACTCTTGATACACCTTGGGATTTAGATACCGCTGTATATGATGGTACTGGTAGTGATTATGACCCAACAGAAACTACTGATGCTAGAGCGATTGAATTTAATAGTGACGGTACTAAGATGTACGTACTAGATGAAGATCCAGATATTATTTTTCAATATACTCTAGGCACACCGTATATAGTCAGTACAGCAACTTATGACACTGTTTCATTCTCAACAACATCAGAAGATATTACTATGTACGGTATGTCATTCAGTAGTGATGGTACTAAATTATGGTTGGCAGGAAATAGTAATTTTAGCATTTACCAATATACATTATCTACAGCGTGGGATTTATCTACTACAACATATGATAATAAAGCCTTGGATACTACCCCATATACGCCAGTAAATACCGTAAGTAATGTGGTGGTCGGTGATAATGGCGAAACAATGTACATCATGGGTGGTTCACCTACTGTACTCTATCAATACTCAATGCTTCTTGAAGGTTATAACCTTGAACATGCTAGTTATACTGGTAAGAGTTATGATCCAGCAGAAACAGCTTCGCCATATGATAGTGTAGTGTTTAATCCCACCGGCACGATTATGTATATTTCTGGTTATGGAGAGTATATATTTCAATATACTTTAAGTACTGCATGGGATGTATCTACTTCTACATACGACTCAAAATCTTTAGCTCACTTAGATGGTACTTCGTTTGTATTTGATGTTAGCGTGGATGGGACGAAAGTATATTTATTAGAATACACCACCGACACTATTCATCAATGGACTATGGGTACTCCTTGGGATATCTCTACAGCAAGTGATGATTCAAAGACTAAAGTAATATCAGAAGACACATTACCTTATGGTATTCAATTTAGTCCTGATGGATACACAATGTTCGTCAATGGTAGAGCTACTTCTAAAATTTACCAATACACTTTAGGTACTGCGTGGGATGTGTCTACTGCATCCTACGATTCTAAATTTTTTACAATGGCATATGCTTGGGACGGTTTTTGGTGTAGTGATGATGGTACAAAAGTGTTTGGTGTACGTTCTACTGACGCAGTTAATGTAACCATCTTAACTACTCCTTGGGATATTAGTACAGCAACATATAGTGATGAAATTTATAATGCTCCGTTGGATGGAGCAGGGTATGGCATAACATTTGGCGATAGTGGTGAGAAAATGTATATCGTTGACAGTGCAGTTATTAAACAGTTTGACTCAATCCCTACTGCATATGATTTAGAGAATGCCAGTTATGATAGTGTTTTATTAGATGTAGGTACAGAGGGGCCGACTACAGCAGGATTATCTTTTAATGATACGGGATCAATCCTTTATAGTATTGCATTTACTGGATCTGTGTGGGGATTTAATAGATATGAC